TTAAAATGAATTATTTTTAAGCATTTGTTCAAATATATCAACGGTATCTTTCTTCATTTTTTTTGTAACATGCGCATAAGTATCCATAGTGGTAGCAATACGGGAATGTCCTAATCTCGTTTGTATCTCTTTAGGTTTAGCATTGTTCTCTAGTAACATCGTTGCATGGGTATGTCTAAATGAGTGAAAGTTGAAATCAACTCCGGTTAGTTTTCTAACTTTTTCGACATTATACTTTATTGAATTTGGAGTGACAGGCTGACCATTTTCTTTCGTACATATAAAATTACCATCAAAATAGTTTGATCCATAAAAAAGTTTGTTTTCAAGTTGTCTTTTCTTAGAACTTTTCAAAATTTTAATTATACTATCTCCAAGCATAATTGTTCTATAAGAAGATTTAGTTTTTGGAGTTCCTAAATCATATTTTCCGTTTTCAACCCCTAACATAATTCTTTCTACTGTAAGAGTATTTTCTTCGAAATCTATGTCAGTCCATTTAAGTCCACATACTTCAGAACGCCTTAATCCAGTTTGAAAAGGAATCATCATTGGCAAATAGAAGGGGTCACTTTTAGGAACTGCGCTAACAAGTTTTTTAAAATCTTCAATGGAAATAATTTTTAAATCTCCACGGTCCTTCCATTCTTTAATATCATATTTAGGAACTTTTACATATCTAGTTGGATCAATACTTAAATATTGATATGGAAATACAGCCATTGTAAAAGCTTTATTTAGAACGCCTTTTATAATTGATAAAGTTTGCTTAGCGTAACCAGCTTCATATTTTTCTGTCAATAAATCTTGTAGTGTACCAGGTTTGATTGCTTTTAATTTATACATACCAATTGATGGGAAGATATGTTTATCTAAAATGTTTCGATAATTTGATTGCGTATTCTTTTTTAGATTAACCATTACATATTTATCAAACCAAAAATTGAAGTAGTCAGTTACTGAAATGTCAGATAAAGCCATAACATCACCAGACGTTTCATATTCTTTAATGGCATCGCGAAGAGTCTGCAATGCTTCATCTTTAGTTTTTCCAGCGTAACGTTCAATTTGTTTTCTGTCTCCACTAATATAAGCGAGATCAATTCGATAATACCAACTTTTCCCTTTTTTTCTAACCGAACCTTGCATATGAATTCGTCCTTTCGAAGTACGGAATATGATAAAAAAATTCACGTATTTAAGTTTATTTTTATGAATATATGGATTTTAATTAAAAGAATACGAATGTATGTTCTTTTTTACTTTTAAAGAAAAGCCCGAAGGCTAGTCTTTTGAAAAAATTATTCAACATCCATTGACCAAGAAGATCCGTATAAAAATACTTCGAATGGTCCGTCTCCATTTATGTTAAAGTAAACTTGACCAGAATAATTTTTCCCAGGAGCAACATCTTCTAGAACAAAATTATTTGAAGCTACTTCACCTTTTGCTCCTGAACCGTCATAAATCGAAAATTCAGCTGCGTTGACTGTATAGCTGTTTGGCGTATTGTTTTTTACCGTAAAGTCAACAACCACAAAATAAGATCCGGTTGGTTTATTATAATCTGGTTCACTTTCAGCCGTATCTTTTTTTACTGCAGTTAAGGTAACCTCTAAGTCTCCAGAAACATCGTCCATATTAAAATAGTTAGTTTGACCAATTTCTAATGGGGCATTGGATTCAAAACTAGATTCAGAAGAATTATTTTCCGCACTAGTAGAATCGATATTTATATCCTTTGAGACTTCACTACTTGAGTCTGTTACTTTGTTATCATTAACCCCACACCCGATTAATAAAATTCCAATAACTCCCACAAAAGCTAAACTTAAGATTTTTTTCATTTTAAATCTCCTTAATATAAATTTTGAACATATATTTTATTCAAAAAATCACTTTGCTTAACTTTTAGCTATAAAACTATTTACAATAGCAATTAATTCTTTTTCGTGGGAAGAAATTTCTAATGGACCTTCTAAATCATAAGTAGATTTGTTTGTATCATTTAGGACAATTTTAATTCTAGTAGTAGTAGAGTATACATATACACGAACTATCCATTTTCTGATATTATCATCTAGTAAAATGTTAAAGTAACTCCGGTTGTCGCGATAAGTTACTCTTTCTAAAGTAACTGTATCTTTTAACATTAGCTTAACAATAGTATAAGCTTCAAGTTCTTCAGCAGTGGTAACAATTCCATCATCTTCAATTTGAATTTCTTCTTTCACTTCAGAAGTATCTTCCTGAATAGAAGTAGAGGTATTTAACGCAGCACTTAGTTTAGCATTAACTTTTTCAGTAATAAACTGATTGAATCCTTTTTTTATAATAGGAGTAAACTTATCAATAGTTGCTTTAGTTTTGAGTCCATCAAATATTTCACTAACAAAATATTTGATAAATTCATCTGAAGGAGAATCAAGTTGTTCATTTAAAAAAGATTTTAAATTGTTCAAATACTTCAGCTCAGAAGCACTACTGGTAATTGTTTCAATATTAAAGTTATCTTTATGGAACTTCGCAATTTCAGGTATTTGATTTTCTTTTAAGTCTGTTAAATTAATTGTTAAAAAAGGAGTAGAATCCATTTTATTTGGTTCATCAAGATCAGTGAAAAATTTATATTCTTCTCCATTTGTTAAAATCCCGAATCTAGAAGTAGTTGTACCAAAGTATCTAAATAGTTGTGAATCATGTTTCGTTAATTTCTCAGTAATAGATTTAGCTTCTACTAAAATTACTGGAATAGCGTCGAGAACAACTGCATAATCAACTTTTTCCCCTTTTTTGATACCTACATCAGCAGTGAATTCTGGTACAAATTCTGTTGGATTAAATACATCATATCCTAGCAATTGAAAAAATGGCATTATTAAAGAAGTTTTAGTTGCTTCTTCAGTTGCAATATTCCCTTTTAAATTAGTGACTCTAGTGCTTAAAATTTTCAAATCTTCTTTGAATTTTGAAATATCCATTATGTCTCCTTTTTAAACTGTATTTTATTAACATGTTTGTGATATAATATATTTGTAATAGTACTATTTGCTCTAACTAGTCCCCACGACAGGTTAGGGCTTTTTTTATATTCAAAATTAGTTTGGAAAAATTATTTTAAGACTGTCTGCAATTCCAAAAACAAATCTACATCCTTTGTGGTCAAAAATTAAACCATGTGCATCTTTATAATAATTAATTGAACTCCACAAATATTTGGGCGTTATTTCAAGGAATTCAGCTATTTCCCAATATTCCGTTAATCCTAGTTTATAACAAGTAATTAGTTCATCAAGAGAAACCAAGTAACGATATCCGTACTGTCTAGCTCGTTTCTCTTGTTGTTGTTTTTCAATTGTATCTAATATTGATAAGTCGCCTACTGAAGTTTCGTAATGCCCTAACTCTTCAGCAATATTGCCTATTATGTTTTCATATGAATTATTTTTATTAATGTAAATGTCTGTGTCAATTATAAAAGCACCATGTTTATTATGCATATCTTTTTTAAAATTGAACTTTAATTCAGAATAGTCATTCATCATTTCTTCTAATCTATTCATTAGACACCTTCTATTTTTTAGATTTCTTAATTAATTCAATATACTTTAAAATATCTTCCATATCTTCCTCTGTTACATCATCATCAATATGTGAAGCTATTAATTTTAGATTGTTATCTTTACTATCAAGTACATTTAAGTCGTTAATTTTTTTTGGAGGTTCTTCACTTTCTAGATAGCCTGCTAATTTCATCAAATAATTATAGTCCGTATTATATACTTCAGACAATGTTTTTAGAGTTTCAGGACTAGGTTTAACTTCATTGCCACGTCGACTAACTCCTTTTTCAATGTCAGAAATATATGAATGACTCAATTTATTATTACTTCTTTCTGAAACGCTTCTTAAAGATTCTTTACCTCGTAATGATCTTAAAAATTCGCCTAGTTTGTATGTCATGGTTGTCGCCCCCTAAGTGTATTGTAGTCTATACCTTACAAAAAATAAACGAAAATAATGTAGTACATGGTTGACAAAGTGTAAAACTTGGCGTACAATATGTTTTGTAAGGTAAGAATTACACGAAAGGAAGTGTTTCATATGGTTAATAATTTAAAAAAAATCAGACAAGACAGAGGTTTATCCCAAGTCGAATTATCTAAAAAAGCATTAATTTCACGTCCTTATTTATCAGATATTGAAAATGATGTGAGTGTACCAAGTACTCCTATAGCGTTGAGGTTAGCGAGTTCATTATCATGTACAGTCGAAGATATTTTTTTAAACGAAATGTCGTACGTGGTTGACAATATAACTTAAACTAAATTCTACCACCACCAACCCCGAACTAAAAGGCAGGAGAGTACGAAAAGGAGGAAACACACATGAATATTATTGAAGAGTTAACACGAAATGTAATCGAAAAAAAAGAACATCTTAAACTGAAACGGATTGCTGAAATTATCGGGAACAACGTTTTAGAAGGAAATAGAACCGCTAGACTACCATTCACATATGATGAAATTGAAGTTTATGCGGATCAATTAGAAGCTTCAAATATTTTAGTTCTAGTTGAAGCCGAAACTACTCGAGTAACACTTGATTGGGGGCTAGCAAGTTGAGTTCAAAAGTAATTAGCCCTGTTCTAATAGAAGCTACAGGAAGAAAACATATTCAACAAACGCATTTAGCTAGAGAAACACATCGAGCTAAGAGCACCATTAATGGCTACTTTAACGGCATTCCGACACCTATTGAAGCAATGGCAGAACTTGCTGCAGTAATAAACGATTCGGAATTAAGCCAACAACTAGCACATGTGAATTTTGGAACACTACCGAATTTCTCTACTGCCATGTACGAAGAATCCCCATTAACTATGGATATTTTACAGAGAAAAGAATCAAACGAACGAAAAGCAATGAAAGAACAAGCTGAACTAGCGTTAACAAAACTCAATCATAAGTTAACCGAAACTGATAAATCGGTACTTACTACTTATGTAAATGAATTTCTAGATGAAATTTTAATTGAGTTGAAAATAGTAAGTTTAATTACTAGAAAGCTTGATATATCAACAAATCTGCTAATAAAGAAAAGAATACCTTATTGGGTGCAAGAAGATTATTTAAAAAAATGAAAGGAAGGTCAGATAATATGACAAATTATCTTGTAAAGGAAGCAGCAAAAGAATTGAGATGTGGTGAAAATGTAGTAAGAAATTTAATTAAAGATGGTCGCATTCGTGTAATGAAAATGCCAACTCAAATTGTTCCTGATTTTGAACTTGACCGGTTTAGAAAAGAAGTAGTTGCAAGTCAGGAAGATTTATCAAAATATGCTGATTTAAATTTATTTAAAGAAACAAAAGAAAATAATTTAGTAGGGATGGTTAGGTGATGAACGAATTTATCGGTGTAGTTATAGGTGTATTAATCAGCATTTCAGTTATTGCTAACTTGCACGTATCTGAAACCAAAGCACATTCGAAAGATGATAGTAAGAAAATTTTAAGTGGGGGTATGATCCATGGAACAAAAAGTAAAAACAGCAGTAAGTAGCCTAAATGATTATTTTGGAATTGAAAATAAAAACATGGCTTTGTGGTTTTACGGCGGTTTAGGTTTTCCAATCGCATGTGGCGCAATCGTTTTACTTGTATCGGTGGTGATATAAATGGAAATTATCAAGGATGAAAAAACATCTACTGAAATTTATCACACTTGTGAACGATGCGGATTTGACCGAATTAAACATGATCATAAATTTTGCGGGATTTGCGGATTGCCACAAAAAAAGACCAACCAGGATTGCACTCCCAGTTAGTCGGCTTAGAAAAATATTATACAGAAATTATACCACGAAAAGGAGCAAATTAAAAATGAAGGTAATTAAATTAATAAAACTAACGATTCAAAATTTTAAAGGTTTAACGGATTTAGAACTGGATCTTAACGGTGAGAATATGCAGATATTTGCTGATAACGAAGTAGGTAAAACAACTATTTACGACTCATTTTTATGGGTATTATTCAACAAAGATAGCTTAGGTAAAACGGATTTCCAGTGGAAGCCAACTAACATCAAAGAAGATGAAAACGAAGGTAAACAAACTAAAGTATCTGTTTTATTAAGTCTTGACGGTTCGGAAATCGAATTTTCAAAAACTAGATACGATGCAAAAACTACTAAACGAGGCACAACTGATATTAGTTATACAACAAAAACAAGCTATTCTATCGATGGAATTGAATTGAAAACAGAAAAACAATTCAATGAACGAGTTGCAGAAATCATTGATGAAGCAACATTTAGACGACTTACTAGTGGTAATTATGTTATGGAAGTCATGAAAATGGGTGATAGACGCGCAATGTTGTTCGATTTATTCGGTAATTTATCGGATGAAGAGATTATTAATAGTAAGAAAGAACTCGCTCCATTAATTGGAATTATCGGGAATCATTCAGCTGATGAGGCTACCACTAAAATAAAACAAGAAATTAAAAACCTACAAAAAACGCTTAAAGAAATACCTTCTCAAATTAAAGGGATTCAAAGCATTAAGCCAGATATTGAGGATCTCGATAAAGAAGCATTAACTGCTAGAAAAATTACTGCAGAATCAGATGTTAAGAATGCAGAAGACATTTTAATGTCCATTCGTAACGGCTCTGCAGTAACTGAAATAAGAGCTTCACTACAGTTGAAAGTTGCTGAAATTGAAGAGGAAAGAGCAAAGTTCAATTCTCGTCAGAACGTCAAATTAGAAGGAATTAGACAAGGTAAGGAAGAGTTAATCAGTAATTATCATGCTGCACAAGATGCGGTTAGAAATGAAGAAACTAGATTGTATGAGCTTAAACAAAATGCAAGCAAAGAACAATATACTTTAGATCAATTAAACAAGGAACTTGATTCAGTTTCAGTGGAATGGAAAACAATTAATAGTGAAGTTTTTCCTACATTTGATGAACATCAGCTTACTTGTGAATCATGCGGTCAAGAGTTGCAACCAGATAAAATTAAAGAGCACAAAGCGAATTATAAGGCGAAATTAGAAGCATTCAACATTAAAAAAGCTCAACAATTAGAAGCAAATAACGCTAAAGGATCTGAATTATTTAAAAATGTTGAACAGCAACAAGAAATTGTCACTGATTTAATGAATCGTGCTGAAGATAATAAAGTGTTAGAAAACTTGTTAAATAAGGCTTTTGAAGAAAAGACAAAAGTTTCTGATGTGACTAAGACAATTGAGGAACTTCAAGCAGCGACACCAGATTTTGAAACAACAAAAGATTACGAAAAATTAGTTTCAGAAAAAGAAGCTATTACGGTTGAACTTAAAAAGCTTCAAGAATCTGCTGACATTAAAATGGCAGAGCAAGCAAGTTTTGTAAGTGAACTAAAACAGAAATTGAATACGATCAATGAAGAAATCGCTAAATTTGGTGAATTTGAACGTCAAGACAACCAAATACAAGCTTTAGCTGATGAAGAAAAGCTTATAGCAAGTCAAAAAGGAGCATTGGAGCAACAATTATTTTTACTTGAAGAATTTACTAGAACCAAGGTAGCACTGCTAGAGGATTCAATTAATAAGCATTTCGGGTTTGTTAAATGGAAATTATTCGAAGACCAAAAAAATGATGGGCTTAAAGAAATATGCGAGCCGGTAAATGATTTAGGCGTTTACTATTCTAAAGGTTTCAGTACTTCAAGACGTATTAAGGCAGGTTTGGACATTGTGAATACACTTATGATAAAAGAAGGCATTTGCGTGCCAGTATTCGTTGATAATGCTGAATCAGTAACAGATATGTATGTCGTAGATACTCAAATTATTGAGCTAATCGTCAGCAAAGGGGATAAAAAGTTAAGAATTGAAAAGGATGGTGCAGCATAATGGGGTATTTAAAAGAAGAAACTGGTTTTACTATGCTTGGAAAAGTACCTGAAGGCGCATGTGAAACATGTGCAATGAACCATGAACCGCATCAACCACATAACCAACAAAGCATGGCTTATCAATATAAATTCTATGATGAAAACGGACGGTGGCCAACCTGGGAAGACGCCATGGCACATTGTAGTGATGAAACTAAAATTATTTGGACCAATGCACTTGAAAAACAGGGAGTAGATATTGGAGGTAAAGAAAATGACAAATGAGTTGAAAAAAACAGAAAATTTTAAGACAGCTTTAGCAAAAATTAACGATGCTTACACACCGATGATTACGGAACAACTGGAAGGTAACGGCCTTCAAATGTCTGATTATAAAAAGCAATGTGTACTGAATGCTATTTCAGCTATTAATACAACTGTTCAAAATGCCGGATTAGAAATTGGGAATATTGATCAAAGTAATCTAACTCAAATTTTACTAAATGTTGCTTCTTTAGAATTAAACGCAGCTGCTACACCACGAGAATGCTATTTCATTACTAGAAATGTGAAACAAGGCAAGGGAGATCTACAGAAAACAGTTAAACAAATCGAACTCGGAATTGAAGGGGATGGAAATGATGCCATCCTTGCTAGATTTGGGAGAAATGTAAAAAAAGTTTATCCGTTTTGGTTAGTCCGAGAGCAAGATACTTTTATCTACCCTCGTTATAAAGGGATTGAGTTTACACCTCCAGAATGGGAGCCAACTGGTGAAGGGCGAGTTGAACGAATTGTTTATCCGATTGAAATGACGGATGGTTCAGTAGAATTCCATATTACTGAACGAAATGATGTTAAGAAGAATTTATTAGCACATATGTACAACAATCTAATGTGGGATAAAGATAAATTTAAGAAAAAACAAGAAATTAAAGCAAAAGCATCCACTAAGACCCTTAATGAAATGCTTGAAGATGAACCACTTTTAACTTTAGGACAAGTAAGTCCAGCGTGGAAAGACCCTCAAAGTTCTGAATCAATGATTATCCGGAAGATGAGAAATAATATTGTTAAAAAGATCCCGAAAGATTTCTCTAATGCATTTGTAGCAATGACTTATCAAGAACAAACAGATGAAGACTTAAAGGCAGTTCGTCGAGAAGTTGCAGAGGAAGCAAATAAAGAAATCCTAGATTTTGCCGATGTAGAACCAAATCCTGTACAAGTTATTGAAGAAAAATCAGATGTGCCGGTACAAGAAGTTATTATTGAAGATAAAAAAGAAGTTAAAGAAGAAATTCTTACTGAAGCAATTGAAGAAAATTCCAAAGAATTAGAACAAAACGAATTAGATTTAGACATGATGCCACCACATATTTCTGCTAAAGAAGACACTCCACCATGGTTACGATAAAAAGTTATGGATCATCATCGGCTGGTAATTCTTATATTATCAGCTGTGGTGATACAGCACTTATGTTAGAAGCTGGAGTTCATCCTAAAAAAATGATTGGTGTTAATTGGTCCATAATAAAAGGCTGCCTAATCACTCATGAACATGGAGATCATTCGAAATTTGCTGACAAGTTAGTTCAAAGCGTTGGATTTGATATCTATTCGAGCACTGGAACGCTTGAAGCTTTGCCAGTAGCAAGTTATCGTACGAAACGATTAGGAGCCGAGAAAGTGGCTCAAATTGGAGATTGGAAAGTACTTCCTTTCCTAGTTGAACACGATGTATCTGAACCATTTGGATTTCTTATATTAGCACCAGATGGAAGTAAAATAGTTTTTGCAACAGACACGTATTTTGTTAGAAAGAAATTTATTGGTGTTACTCATTTCATGATTGAATGTAACTATGCGTTAGATATTTTAGATCAGAATGTATCAGCAGGTCATATTGATAACGGTCGAAGAAAACGCCTTTTAACAAGCCATTTTGAACTAGAAAATGTTAAAACATTCTTGAAATCGAATGATTTAAGTCAAGTAAAAGAAACCTGGTTGCTTCATTTAAGCAATCAGAACAGTGATGAGAAGAGATTTAAGCAAGAAATACAAGCAATTACAGGTACACCAGTTTATATAGCATAAGGAAGGTGAGTTTATGGCCAGACCAAAAAAAACTGGCATTCCGTATTTTCCTTTAGATGTTGATTTTTTATCAGATATTAAAACTAGAAAAATTTTAAGAGCATGTGGTGCAAATTCAATTTCTGTACTAATCAGCCTGCTATCTAATATTTATAGAGACTATGGGTATTATGTTGGGTGGGACAACGATATAGCTTTTCTAATTTCTGACGAGGTTGGGGTTAGTGAAGGCTCAGTAGAAGAAATTGTAATAAAAGCAGTCCAAGTTGGCTTTTTCAATAAAGAACTATTTGATACTTTTAAAATTCTAACTTCAAAAGGAATTCAAGAAAGATATAGGACAGCAACCTACCAGAGAAAAGATAATTCAATCTTAAAAGAGCATGATTTATCACGTGAGAAAGTAGCTGTTACCAAAGTAACTCCTAAACCAAATGAACCACAGCCGAGTTTCTCACATGAAAAACCCACCGATAGGGAAGTTAATCATGCCGAAAGTACACAAAGTAAAGTAAAGGAAAGTAAAGTAAAGAAAAGTAAAGATATACCATCGGAGTCAGATTTTAATTTACTCTGGAATCTTTACCCTAAAAAAACAGGACGAAAAGGCGCTTTAACTGCCTATCAGCGTGCAATTAAGAATAATGTCAGTAATAAAGATATTCAAGTAGGGATTGTACGTTATAGGGCTTATTTAAAGCTTAATAATATTGAAGAGCAGTTTATCAAGTCAGGATCAACCTTCTTTAATGGTGAATGTTGGAATGATGAATACGATATGACACCACCAAAGCGCGGTTTCTCTAACGGACGAACTGAAACAATTCCAGAAGAATGGGCAGAAGTTAAGGAAGAAAAACCCATGTCTCCTGAGGATGAGAGGTTGTTTAAAGAACGGATTGCTAAATTACAATCAAGTCATGAATGAGGAGGATACAACTAAATGAGTGAAGAACTAATATTTTTAAAAGAGCTATCAGAAGAGATGAAAACTCAAGATAAGAATAGCCAAGCAGCACCGAGATTTTGGACGTTGATGGATTATAAATGGGAGCCAACTGGTGATGATTGGGCTGAGGCTTATCATTATTTCGATGGCGAGTATACTTGGAAAACTGTAGAAGAATTTATTGATTATCTTGAAAAAGAATTTGATGGCAGTTATGCAACTGAAATCTCGGATGATATAGATTTGGAAGAATTAATTAACTCAATTAATATGCAAGAAAATACTGATTTCAGAAGTATTCCTGTAAAAAAAGAGTCGTTTATTGTTCCCAACACTATGTTTTTAACTAAAGTGGAAGCTGAAGAGCATATTAAACAAAACTCTTATCATTACTCAAATAAGGTGCATACGTATTCTATGACTGCATGGAGAGCGCCAAAAGTTAAGAAACTGTTGAAAATATTAGAAAACTTTGATTGGGAGAGGTTGTCCCCCAATCAATAATATTTAACCACGAGGGACAACCCAGCAATGGCAAGGAGTGAAAGGCGAGTGATAGAAGGCACTGGATATTTAAAATTTGTGAAATCTAAAGGCTATTTATACGTTTACCTTCATGGCCGGTTGCAAGGGGAGAAAGTTAAAAAGCACCTGTTTAAATTTGGTCTTAGCGAGTGTGCTCTTGAAAATCTTTACTGCATGAGAGAAGCAAATAGTCTACCAAAAGAGTTATCTAAAATGGGTTTTACTTTTGATGACTTGGATCAATGGATTTTAACCATCGAAACCAGGTTAACGCCTACAGGAAAGAAAATAAATATTTGAAAAAGAGAACCGCAAAGGCTCCCTAAGATTTTGGCTTATTTATTAATTTTTCAGCATCTTGAAAAATCATTTCATGTTCAATGTCACTAATTAATACGGAAATAAAGGCTTTGATTGAATCTATATCATACTCAGGATGCTGGCGTGAGTAATGTGTTTCATCATTTCCTAAATAAGTTATTGCTTTTGATAATTTCTTAATACGATTATTTTGAATTTTTTCAATCTTATTACCAAGAGTTACTTTTGGGTTTGTTAACCATTTCTCTTCTACTCCATCAACCGGATATTCAATAAGATAATCTGTTACTAAAAATTCAAGAGCTTTTCTATACCCCATTCCAGCAAGATGATTCAAGTTGCTATTTTGAGCTTCTTCTGATTGAGAATAAATTTCAACAAATTGAGGAAACTTACTTCTAATAATTTCATTAAATTTATTTGGTTCAATTTCAACTGATGGAATCGTTTCGAATGATTTATAAAATTTATTGTCATAATTATTACTCGTATTAGCCATAAAGTGAATGCTGGTTGAGCAACATAGGGGACAGATATACAAAGCAATAACATCCTCTGAATCAAACTCACCACCAGTCAAAGAGAGAGCAATTAGTTCTTGTTTTCCTGTGTTTTTACAATGCATACATTGTTTTGGTTCATCAATTTTTGCTTTTTGTGTACCAACTGAATGCGAAACTTCATTGTAAACTTTAATATCACGTTCTACCATAACCAACCTCCTAATATTTTTATATTAATTTTAACACGAAAGGATACAAAAATGGGTAATAAACTTGATTTAATTTAATCGTTAGATTTTGGTTGTTGGAATTAAACATTTAGAACCCTATAAAATGATTATTCATGAGTTTTTAAAAGCAATACCTGTTTATGTCATTTTGGATAAACAAAAAAAGACAGGTTTCCCTGCCTAGCTAACTTCATTATAACACGAGGGGGACCATCTTTGGAATTTAAACAAGTAGAATTATCTCAATTAAATGAATTAGAACTGAACAATACAATTATCATTGTCAGCAACGGAATGATTAAGATGGCCAATTTGCCAGCTTTTGCTGATATCAAGCTAACAACGAATGAAAACAAGGTCACAGTAGTTAAATGTGAGACCAAAACTAAATTTTAAAGTCTGACTAGAAAACTAGAGGACACTTTAACAGCGTATCAATACGTTTGTTGAGGTGTCCTTTTTGTTACCTATCTGAAGGAGGAAAACACAAATGGATAAAGATTGGTTAAACGCAGATGAATTGATAAATGAGTATAGAACTAGTCTTTTAGGGCTAGGGAAAATTAGAGATAAATACAAACCAAACTATGTTTTCTTAAAATATAAAATGGTTGAGTTAAAAAAAGTCGGAGAAAAGCTCTCTTTAGAACAAAAAGAATGCTACGTATTCCTAAAAAATGAATTGGGAATCATTAACAGTATGATCTCAGAAATTTATTACACTATCGAATGGTTAGATACTGCCAGGGAACCTGGACTAAAAAGAGGGATATCAAACCGTTCACGTTATCAGAGAACTGCACTAGTTGATGACATAGAACGTTTATCTTATCTCGTGAATATTGAACAAGAGAACCAACGTGAAGCCACAGAGGATGAAATAGAGCGTATTACTGCCATGCTTAATAATTTATCTGATAAGGAAAGGGCCGCATATCTTGCTGTTAAAGGTCAAAATCAATCATTTGCTGAAGTTGCTGAGATGTTGGGTGTTTCTAAAAGTACGGTGCAAAGTTATGTTGATCGTGCACAAATTAAATTGAAAAATCAAGTTATGTATGGATCACAAAATATTCTTTTTGATTTCATAGAATACGAATAACTATGTGTGTTAATATTAACATATCATATCATATTTACTTATAAGGAGTTGTTCAAATGGATAGTTACGTTGTTGCTGCATGTATTGCTTTTATTGGAGTGTTGGTGTCAATTGCTGGAAGTTATTACACTAGTGCAAGAATAAATAAAGAAATTATTAATGCTCAAAAAGATATTGCAAGAATAAGTATTGATGCAAATTTGATGGCAAAAGCAAGGATTGATTGGATTGAGAAAGTAAGAGAGAATACTTCAAATTTAATATCAGTTTTACTAACTTTGCAAAAGGAGGAAAAAGATTTTAATTTAACTTGGGAAAACGGAGAAAAATATTCCGAAATTTTGAAACTATATTTTAGTTCAAAAACAAATAATGAAGTTGGGAAAGACATTTTTATAGAAGGGCACATATTAGTAGTTTCAGAGATGGCAAAAAAAGTATTATTCAACAGTGAATCAAATGAAAATAAAAATGAATATATAATAGAATATATATCTTGTCTGATGAAAATGAACAGGGATGATCATTACAATAATATTAAAGAAAATTTGGTTGCTTCTCGTGAAAAAAAAAATAAAAACATTCAAGAACTCTTTGAAATTGGAAAAATCGAATATGAACATGACACTTTTACAATTGAAAACGGAACTGTTATAGAAACATCTAATCCAATATCTGTTAATCCAAAAAACAATAATAGTAATCGCTATATTGAAATTGAAGAAGATATAGATAGGTTAGAAAAAATGATAGCAACTTCTATTGAAAAATTAAAGTTGCTTGAAAATTCAGTTGTAGAGTTCTCATCAATCATTTCATTGTACCTTAAATTGGAGTGGGATAAGGCTAAGCAAGGAAAGTAGTTTTGCTAAACTAAAGTACTTGTATATGATTTCAAGAGGGTTTAATATGCCAGAGAAATTTGATATATTTAAAGTGTTATGAGACACTTCGATATTTTTTTCGTGAAGCAATATATTGATGTACTCGCAATTTTTTGATCATAGATTATGAGTGTTTTATCATCTCATAGTTATATAAATTATTGTTCGTTATAATTAAATTAAAGGAGATGATTGGATGCAAAGAGAAATAAATATTAATTTGGATTTAGGCAATTTATGGGAAATGTTGGGTGCAATAGGAACTATTGGTGCAGTTATTGTTTCTTTGTATTTTTCATTAAAAAGTAATAAAAAAACGTTTGATGTTATTTTTGATGAAACTCAGTATCATGGAAACGGAAATATTCTGATTTTATCAAAAAATCATTATGACTCATTTAGAATTAATGAGCTATGGTGTATTGTTAATTTTAAAAAAATTAAACTAGATACTAGTGTGATAAATGTTCTTAGTAATAAAGAATATCCATTAAAACGTGGCTTTCCGTATACCTTTTATGATAATGACATTATCAAGCTGGAATTAACAGGTATAGAAAAGTTTAAAGGGAAAAAAGTTAAGTTTGTTGTAGTTGATATCAATATGAATAAGTTTTATAGTAGCAAAATAATTATTTGAACAAAAATAAAAAGACTTTCTAGGTCTTTTTATTTTGCTTAAATTATTCAATAGCGATTACAAAACAGTAAGATTGTGGGTTGATAAGTATTAACCAGTTAGTCAGGAATAGACTTATATAAGTGTTTTGATATGATAAAACTAAATTAGATGAGATGATTTGTAAAATGTTTTTTAGAATTCATAAGGTGGAGAAAATAATTTTATGCTATAATATTTATAACGTTATTATTTGGGAGGGGTTTAAATTGGAGGAAAGATTAAATTATATCAAAGTAGAGTTGATAATTTAATTGATTGAAGTTTCTAATTTAATGACTGAATAAGAAGGATAAAAATTGTAAAAAGGAGATATTTATGAAACTTTCTCAATTATTTGTTGAAGTAAATGAAACATACTTACATTTGATTAATTCATTTGATAAGGTATCCAATCCAAATTTTAAAGGAAATAACCTTGCTCATAAAATAAGACATACACCAAAAGAGGCAATTCCTAAATCTCTATTAGGTGATAAGTATATTGCCAAAGGATCAGCTGGGCAAGGTGGATGGGCTAGGATACCTTGGATAGCAATATTTGATAAGGAAATCCATGTTGGTGCCCAAGCTGGATTTTTTATCGTTTATTTATTCACCAGTGATATGAAAGGTGTATATCTGTCGTTAAATCAAGGATGGACTTATTATGAAGAAAACTATAAGTCTAGCAAAAATGAAGATATTGTAAAGGTTGCAAATTACTGGAAGAAAAATTTAGTAACTTATACTGAGAAATTTAATAATGATAAAATAAGGCTAATGGTTAACACAACAGAGAAAACGTCATCTTTAGTGAGAGGATACGAGTTAGGCAATATTTGCAGTAAGTATTATAAAATTTCTGAAATAATGAATGAAGATACTCTTATTTCAGACTTGTTTGACATGATGGTTGTTTTTAAGGAACTTAAATCGAAATTGATAGGTAAGGACTATAAGAAAACGATTGATTTTATTTTACAAGAAAATTTTGATATTAGTGATGAAGAGGTTGCAGAATCAACAAATGAACAAAAAGAGGTGAAAAAATTTCTAAATGAAGTTGATGAATATACTTTCTTAGAAGTGGAACCTCCAAGAAAAAAAGAAACTCAAAAAAATATAGATAGAACAAATAAAGAAAAAAAAGGCAGGCATAGAGACTACCAAAAAGAAGCTGAACAGAACATTGAATTAGGTTATGCGGGTGAAGAAGCTGCTATTAAGCTTGAAAAAGATTATTTGAACCATGGTAATAGACCAGATCTAGCAGAAAGGGTAAGGCATGTATCAAAACATGATGGAGATGGCCTTGGTTACGATATATTATCCTTTGACATAGAAGGTAAAGAAAAATATATTGAGGTCAAAACTACGAATACTGGTGTAAATACGAAGTTCTTTATTTCTGAAAATGAAATACATGAGTCTGAAATTAGAGGGGTATCCTATTATTTGTATAGATTTTTTAATTTTGGAAAAAGAGGAAAAGAAAAAGAATTTTACATTTTGAACGGACCATTAAGAGATCAATTAAATTTGAAATCAAATAGCTATTCTGCTTTTCCATCTGCGCATGGGAAAAATGAAAATTAAAGAAAATATATATTCAAAAGGAGAAATACATGTTTATTTTAGCACAAATTGTAAATTTAGAACTTATTCAAAAATCAGAACCTGGTTGGCTTACTCCTGCTATTATTGCTTCGATAATAACATCAATAATAGCAGCAGGTGCGGTTTTATACAATTCTTGGAAAACTAACGAGACTTTACGTGAAAATAATAAAGAGTCTATTCAAGCTAACGTAAATACCAAAGCAAGAATAGAACGGATAGAAAAAGTTACTGGTTTAATAGCAGAGTTTATATCGAATTTAGATCAATGGAGAGAACTTTACATTAAATTTAGTGAATTGACTGATGAAGATAAAAATCAAAATAAGGGTAAAGAACTAATAGAATTATTAGACAAAAAAAGATATAGGCTAGATCATTTTAAATGCTTAATTAAACTATATTTTCCTAAAGAGGAAGATGAATCATTTTTAGAAAATTTCAAAACTAATGTTGAATTAGTCAGTTCATTGAAAGAAAACCCTGAAAATATAGATAATTTCAAAGATTCGTTGGATAAAACTATAAAAGAGTCTCAATTATACTTAAGAAAAGAATGGGATGAAACGACAATAAATAAAAAACTAGGCCTTTAGAGGCCTTTTTATTTTGCTATAAATACATAAATCACTTAACGATGGTTACAAACAGCTAGTGAGCTCCTAGGATTCTCAAAATGCCTAATTTAAATTTATATTGACAGATCATAAACTAAATTGGATAAACAAGTAAAATATGGTTCACAAAATATTATTTTTAATTTTATGGAATATGAATAAATATTTCTGTTATAATTTGAATATATAAAATAAATAGAGTGAGGTTTTTTAAATGATTGCAACAATTGTTGGTGTTTTACTTGGGTTTCTTCTATCAGTATTTATGGACATCCTTAAAAATATTTTTGAAACTAGTAGATTGAATACGTATGCGAATTATTTATTAACAGATACTTTTAAAATAATGGAAAGGACTCTAATTAATATTGAAAATAATAGTAAACATGGTACTTTTGAAGAATTTAATAAAGAATCACTTACAAATAAACGTGTATTGGAATATAACATTACTTGCCTTAATGATATAGAAATAGCTAACTTGAGAAGTAAAGAGTTAATTAGATTTAGCATGAGTAAAAGACTTATTGTGAATATGATAAGAGAATTAAAAGAAGATATGGATAGAGTTGAAGACGAAAAATCGTTAAAAATATTTATTTCTAACTTAAGTATATCCATTGAAATAGCCAATAAACTAGCAAACAATCGTAAAATTGTAATAGATGAGCTAGTTAATGAATTACGGTTGTAAAAAGTAACCTTGCCGTACGAAAACCACCAATAAGTGAAGGGTAAATTATTCTTCACATTCGTGTGTTTTTCCTCCTTGCTCTCATGGATGTGCGTGAGAGTTACATATGCCGAAGAAATTTGATGTACTTAAAGTATTCTGAGATACTTTGATATTGTTGCTGAGAAGCAATAGAGTGATGGACTTCAACTCTTTGAACGGAGATTGAAGTTTTTTTTACATAAGTTCATAGTTATGTAAAATACTTTTTGGTATAATTAATAAAAGGAGGTTTTTTATTTGAAAGAAATATTTTTAATACTATTTCCATTACTAGTTGGGTATTTAATAAATAGCAAGTTAGAAAGAGATAAAAGTATGAATGATAAAAAAAGAGAAATTTATGAAGATTTTTTGAATTCAATAACTTTGATTCTTTTTGATGGTGGTTTAGATTACGTTGAAAGTCCAAATGAAAGCAAGTTAGATATGACTTCTGGTTATGAAAAAATTAAATTGTGGGGTTCTGAAGAGGTTATTATTGCAGTATACGATTTGTTTGCGAAGCAAATTGAAATTCAAAATAATCCAGGATCGTTAACTCAAGAACAAATGAAAGAACCCTATTATCGGATGATTATGGAAATGAGAAGAGATTTAGGAAAAAAAGATAAATTTAATTTAGATGAAACAAATATTCAAATAGTAAAACTTTAGACCTTGCGAGGTCTTTTTATTTTGCTCTAAATACATAAAAGATTGCATTGATTTAAAAAAATATGGCATAGAAGTCAATAGATTCTTGGGATTTCGAAAAGTACGGTGCAAAGTTATGTTAAGAGAGCTCAAGTCAAACTGGATAATCAGGTTCGGTTCTCAAAATTCTCTTTTTGAGTTCGAGGAGTGTGTTATAATTAAATAACTATAAAATTTTGAAAGAGTGATTAATATGGCAAATGAAAATGTAACATCAGATTCAGGTAGACATACAGAGTCTAATAAAAAGAATTATATTTTTGAAGTAGTTACAATTGTAGTAACTGTTTTAACATTGTGTTTAACAGCTTATACATTGCATTCACAGGTGACTGAAAATAAAAAAGACCGTCAGTTAGAAAGTGTGGTTTCTTTTCGAATAAAGCAACTTGAAACAGTAATAGATAGTATTTCCGAATTTGATTATCAATCTAGTATTGTTTATGATTTGTATTTAGAAAGAGATAAGCTTGAATACAAAGATGAAAAATTTTTAAAAGAACTATCTAGGTCTGAAATAGAAGCACAACAAACATTAGATAAGATACTTCTAAATTTAAATGAAAATAATCAATATTATAAAGAAATTAAAGATTGGGTCGATAGAATAGTATTTGCTTATGGAGACCCTGAAATTCATACAATATCCGAAATATTATCTTTAAAAGATGAAGATAACGTCAATTCTGAACTTATACGTGCAAGCGAAGAACTAATAGAGGCTATGAAAAAAATAACTTTCAAGCCAACTGATATACTTAAGAAATATATTGCAGAAGAGTGGAAACTAATTGATGAAAATATATAATTTTGCCGTACGAAAACCACCTATAGATGAAGGGTAAATTATTCTTCACATTCGTGTGTTTTTCCTCCTGACTCTCATGGTTGTGCGTGAGAGTTACATATGCCGAAGAAATTTGGCATATTAAAGTATTCTGAGATACTTTGGTATTGTTGCTGAGAAGCAACTGATTGATGCACTCGCAATTCTTTGGACGGAGGTTGTGAGTGTTTTTATTATCTCATAGTTATATCTAATGAAATTTGATATAATTTAATAAAGGAGATGTTTTAATGGTTGAGTTTTTAAAGAAAATTTGGAAAATTGTGAAAAAAAATAGATATGCTATCATTTTAATTTTTATAGTTTTATTTATTTTATCCTATACAATTGGTATTGGAGTAAGATATTTTCCTAATTTGGGCACTTATGGAAGTGCAAGTGAGTGGTTTGGATTCTGGGGAAATGTAGTTGGGGGAATAATAAGTACTCTCATAGCTGCTGGAATTGCTTATTTTGTTTCAAAAAAAGAAAATGAAAAAAATAATGCTGAACAAAAAAGTATAAGAAAAAAAGAAAAGAAACGACAAGACAAGTTACAAAAAAGAATTGAGAAAAGAGAAGAAAATATAATAAAAGAAACAGCATTAATGAAAATAAAAATAAGTAGTATAGAAAAATGTATGGCACATATAGATACAATAGAAAATATAACGAAACCTACAAATAATTGGTTGGATTTATATGAAGTATCATTGCAATCTTATATAGATAGTGAAAGAAAATCAGTGGAAATTATAACGGATGAATTTGATTATATGACGTCAAATATAGAAGTTGGTAAAATAATTAAAAAAATGAAGAACTTAATGTCTCTTTCATTAATAGTAGATATTGAATTTTTTTTGGATGAGTATGAAGAAAATCTAGCTAATATATGTACGAATGTAAGCACTCTTAATAAAGCTTTTGTATATGATATTGTACCTGGATGTAATTTGAAGAGCGAAGATTTACCTGGGGAAATAAGTAAATTTATTTCAGATAAAAAAGAATATGAAGATAGCCTGAATAATTTGAAAAATGAATTGATTAATAAGATTAAAAATTTATAAGACCTTCCGAGGTCTTTTTATTTTGCTACAAATACATAAAAAGGGGGTGGTGTTGATGGCAAAGGAGCTGTCAGAGGCTACAAGACAAAAGTATGATCTATTTGTTGCTGCTTATATTCGTTGTTTCAATGCCACTAAGGCAGCCGTAGAAGCTGGTTATAAGGCAAGTAATGCTAAAAATCAGGGAAGCAACATGCTTACTTATCCCTACATTAAAGAAAAAATCAACGTTGAACTTGGAAGGTTGCGACAACGCTTTGCTGACGAGGGTAACAGGGCTTTTGCTGACCTGTTGAATATTCTATCAGATTTAGATTTAAAACTCCGTAGGCACGACGAGGCGGAGCTGAAAATCAATAAATATGAGAATGAGCTTATTAAAGATAATAATTCTTTTAGCATTTTAAATAGGCAAATAGAAAAGCTAGCTCGTAAACTAAAAGCGATTGATGGTCGTAAGAAAGATAGTAAAGAAGAGAAAAAGATTTTGCTTATTGAAATGGAAGAAAAGCAAGATGAATCATTTCAAATGAGCTTAGATTTACGAAAAAAACGAAGGCTGGTTGAAATAGAACATAGCAATATATTGAAGCCGGCACAATGGGAGAAAATGCTCTCTCTTAAAGCTGATGTACTTCAAGATATACTTGATAGAGGTGGTTTTAAACCGCCTGATAAGGTAGAACATAGTGGTCATTTAGGTATACCTGTTAATCCAGAACTAACCAAATTAACAAAAAAGGAGCTAGAAGTCATTGCTAAGCAATTTAGAGATGGAAACACTAGCTAAGCAAGCGGAAAGCGTGCTAAATCAAAACTATTTTGACCACTATGTCAAATTTGCACACAACGGACAATACGAACATTTTAGACATACAAAACTTGTATGTAAATACTTGCAACGCATTGCAGATGGGGAACAGCTCGCACTTATGATTGAAATGCCACCTCGGCATGGAAAGTCAATGACAGTGACAGAGTCGTTCCCTTCTTTTTATTTAGGTAAGAATCCTGAGAAGCGGGTTATTACTGCTTCTTATTCAGATAGTTTAGCTAAAAAGTTTGGTAGAAAGAATAAAGATAAGTTTAAAGAATTTGCTGGACCACTAAATAATTTAGAGTTATCTAAAACTAATGCTGCCGTTAAAGACTGGGGTATTGAAGGTCATTCAGGTGGAATGCTTTCAACTGGTGTAGGTGGCTCTATTACTGGTCATGGTGCAGATTTAATGATTATTGATGATCCAATTAAGAACCAACAAGATGCATCATCTGAAACAATTAGAGAGAAAATTTGGGATGAATGGGAGTCTACACTGTCAACACGTTTACATGGTGGCGCTTCTGTTATCGTTGTAATGACACGCTGGCACGAAGATGACATTATTGGTCGTTTGTTAAAACAAGGTGCTCGGCCTTGGATTCGTTTAAGGCTACCTGCAGTTGCAGAAGATGAAACAGATTTACTTCACCGAAAAATTGGTGAGGTTCTTTGTCCTGAACTTGGTTATGACGAGAAATGGGCGAAACAGAAGCAAAAAGAAGTAGGATCAAGAACGTGGTCTTCCTTATATCAACAACGCCCAACTCCTGCTGGAGGAAGCATATTTAAACGTAAATGGGTTAAGTATTATGTGCCAAGTCGAGAAGTAAAAGACAGATTGAATTTATCGGATGAAACGATAATTCTTCCTCGTTTATTTGATAAACAAGTCCAGTCTTGGGATTGCACCTTTAAGGATGCCGAGACCAGTGATTTCGTTGCAGGTCAAGTATGGGCTAAGAAAAAAGCTGATTATTTCTTATTAGCAAGGAGAAAAGAAAAGTTGAATTTCACTGCTACTTTAAAAGCTATACGTGAAATGTCTGAGAACTGGCCCAATGCTAGAGCTAAATATGTTGAGGATAAAGCCAATGGTTCAGCTGTTATTTCAGTATTAGAAAATGAAATATCTGGAATCATTCCTGTTAATCCGGAAGGCGGTAAAGAAGTGAGAGCAAACGCTGTCGCACCAGTGTGGGAAAGCGGAAATGTTTATTTACCGCATCCCGACTATGCACCTTGGGTAAATGAATTTCTTGATGAACTTGAAGCATTTCCAAATGGCGCACATGACGATGAAGTGGATGCAATGACGCAAGCATTAATTAAGATTACTAGTAGTGGCAGAAGTTTGCTAGAAAGATACAGAAATGGGTAAGAAGGGAGTGATTAAGTGGGATCAGCAAAAATATTACTGACTGACAAAAAAGGCAGTATAATCAATGATTTTATGATTGGAAATGGGAAAGGGTATGCTAAAGACAATTTGACTAGGCAAGTGCCAGGACAAAGACGACAATTAGCACCTTCTGATTTAGAGGATCTTTATAGCTCAAACTCAATGGCTGCTAATATTATTGATATCCCAGCTGAGGATATGACTAGAAGCGGATGGACAATCAAGATGAAAGATGAAAAATTAAAAGCTCTTTATGAATCACGTCTGAGACAATTGAAGGCTAAAGATATGTTTAAACAGTTAAATATATTCGATAGGCTCTATGGGGATGGATTCATTAGTTTAGGTTTGATTCAAAAAAGCACATTTGAGTTGAGTGATGAAATTAAACTTGATGATTTGAAGAAAATATCCTATTTAAATGCATTTTCTAGTAAAAAAGTAAATAACCGAGTAATTGATGAAGATGTTTTTAGTCCGAGGTATGGTAAATCCGAATCATTTGAGATTAATAACCGGTCTAGAACTGGAATTGAAATTGCAGGTCAAACTCAAGTATCTGTTCACCATTCACGCTTAATTCATCAACAGTCAACGAGATTCGAGGACGAAATCGAAGGTACTTCACTACTTGAAAGCCTATATGATATTCTTACCGTAATGGATACTAGTCTTTGGTCGGTAGGTCAAATTATGTATGATTTTGTCTTTAAAGTCTTTAAATCTAAAGACATTGATGGAATGAATAACGCCGATAAAGCAGAGCTTGGAATGCTTATGGACTATAAATTCAGAACTGAAGCTTTAGCAGTTATCACAAACGAGGAAGAACTTGGTAAAGAATCAACTAATGTCTCAGGTATTAACCAATTGCTTGATTTCACATGGGATTATCTGGCAGGTGCTGCTAGGATGCCTAAAACAGTATTAAAAGGCCAAGAAGCAGGAACTTTAACAGGCGCTCAATATGATGTAATGAACTATTATTCACGTATAGCTTCAATGCAAGAGAACTCAATGCGGCCACAGCTAGAATACCTTGTAAGATTATTGATGTGGTGTGAAGATGAGTGCGGTGGTCGAATAGATCCCGATTCAATCGAATGGTCTATTGAATTTAATCCGCTTTGGAGCGTTGATAGCAAAACAGATGCTGAGATTCGTAAACTTACAGCTGAATCAGATAAAATTTATATTGAGAGCGGTGTGCTGGATCCTTCAGATGTTCAAGAAGCAAGGTTTGGTCGTTTTGGTGTTACAGAAACTAGCAAGTTTAATGCAGATTCAGCAACTGATATTGATAAGTTAGCCGAATCTGTTTATAAAAAATACAAGGAAAATCGAGCAGATGGCTAGGATACCTCGTACTAGATACCCGTTGAACATCGAAAAAAGTTATGCTAAAAACATAAATCAACTAGTAAATGAGCTTGATTCTCTTGTTTTATACGAGTTTGATAAAATAGTTGCACCTGAGATTGACAAAGAGCGTTTAATTAGTGATGACTTGCTAAATGATTCTATTTTAGATTTCATTAAAAATGCAATAGCAAAGATAAAAGGTTTATTTCTTGGAGCACTTTCCAGCAAAAATGCAACAAAGTCTGCAACTAAGTTTGCTAATTCTTTAAGTAGTGTTAGTAAATCAAACATGAACGCACAGTTTAATTCAAAAGGTATTAATCCTATAAATTCGGAACCTTGGTTAAAAAGTTATCTTGCAAGTAAAGTAGCTGAAAATGTTAGCTATATTACAAATATTCGAGATGATTATTCATCTAAAATAGAACAAATAATCTATCGAGGAGTGACAAATGGTCAATCTTCCGCAGAGATGCGCGAAGAGCTGATTAAACAAACTGGAATGGCCAGGAAAAAAGCTGATTTTATTGCGCGAGATCAAACAGGTTCAATGTTGGGTCAAATGACAGCAAAACGCCATCAAGAAGCTGGAATTAAGGCTTTTAGATGGAGTGATAGTGGAGATTCAAAAGTAAGAGATTCACATCGTGAACGTGATGGTAAAATTTATTATTATGCTGAAAATCCATTATTACCCGGTGAAGAATATAACTGCAGATGTGTAGAAGAACCGGTTTTTGATGACGAGCTAGCTCAAATTGAAGCAGAACAGGCATTAAATGAGCTAACTGAAAATGAAGAGTATGCAATTAACACTTATATTAGTTCTGAAGCCTATCGTATAAATGATAAGCTTAGAAATGATTATGATTTAGATGAGAAGGACTCGAAACTTCTTAAAGAATTAGATAGTGCTCTTAGTAAGATGGATAAGTTTGAAGGTGATTTAAATCGATCGTATACCTTTAGGTCACAAGAAGATTTAATAAATTTTGTTACTCCGTTAAGAATTGGAGAGACTAGAAGATTTAAAGAATACATGTCAACTTCAATCGATGTTTATGATCCAGGTAATCAGTTGCTCCTAATCATTAGAAATGCCAAAAAGGGTAGAAATATTAGTCAAATAAACGAAAATGAGCTTGAAGTCTTGTATGAAAGAGGAGCTACCTTTATAGTTATAGAAAGATACCGACTTGAAACAGGTGTCTTAGTAATTGAATTGGAGGAATTCCATGACTAAAAAATACAAACCTTATGAGCATCCAAGATGGAAAGATAACCCGATAAGTGAACATGTCGGTTTTGTTCCTGAACAACTTTCTAAAGAAGAACAGAAAGAGCGTGACCGTAAAGAAAAAGAGTTTATGGATGGAGTTAATGATCTTGCCAAAACTCTTAAAAAAAATGATTAGGACCTGCTAAATTAGCTAGGTCTATTTTTGTACCTTAAATTTGAAAGGTGGTGAGGGTATGGGAAAACAGAAAAAAGATGCGGTTCAAGAATCCGAATCAGCAAGTACAGTGGAGGTTAAGCCAGTTAAGGTTGTAAAGACTCCACCAACTGAATTTATGGAGACTAAGCCAGCAATTCATATTGTAGATAAAGGAGAAACGCTTTATTCGATTGCTACAAAGCATGGCATAACTGTAGGATTGTTAAAGGAATTGAATTTCAATGACACAAATCCAAGCGTTTATGTTGGGCAACAATTAAAATTAATGGGATAGGGGGCTAAATCTGATGGGACGTGTTAATCTCTATGACAAAGCACTGATTGAAGATTTTAGCGAAACTGATGAGGGCTATCTTACTGTCAAAGCTCCAATCACTAGACCTGGTGTGTTTCCTTATTTAACTAAAGATGGAGCTGTAGAAATGCAGGCGAAGTTGCCAGAAGAGTTGTTTTCTGATAAAACAATTAAATCTGCAAATGCTAAACCAGTTACAGATGACCATCCACATGAGGCAGTTACTGCGAAGAATTTTACAAAATACTCAAAAGGTATGACTCATACTGATGCAAGGGTTGAAAATAATACTTTAGTAGTGTCATTTACTGTCACAGATTCTGCTACAATTCAAAAAATTAAGGCTGGGAAACGTGAATTGTCAATTGGTTTTAGTGCTGATGTCAAAGACGAAAAAGGGAATTATAGCGGTATGAACTATGATTCTGTTCAAAGAAATATGCAAGTTAATCATCTAGCGATAGTTGATAAAGGCCGGGCGGGTCCAGAGGTTGCAATCCTCAATGATTCTGTCGATTTTGTCATGGATTCAAAAAAAAATAAACAAAATGGAGGTAATAAAATGCCACAAATTATTATTGATGGTTCCGAGTTTGAAGTAGACACAGCTGTTAAATCAAAATTTGACGCTTTATCTGCACAGGCAGATGCTGCTGAAACTAAAGCAAAAGGATTAGATGCATTGCAGGGGGAACGTGATGCATTAAAAGAAAAATTAGATGCTAAAGAAGCTGAGATTACTGAGCTTAAGAAAAATCAAGTAAACGAAGACGAGATGGATACACGTGTTCAAGCACGGATTGAATTAGTTGAAAAAGCTAAACCTATTCTTGGTGATTCTTTTGAATTTAATGGTAAATCAGATCGTACGGTTAAAGAAGCAGCTATCTTAGAAACAAAAAAAGATTTTAAGGCTGATGGGAAATCAGATGATTATATTGATGCATTCTTTGACTCAATGACTGAACTAGTTGCTGATAAAGGATTCACTCACGGAGTTAATTTCTCTGATGCTAAAGATAAAGAAAAGGCAGCAGATGAAGAAATTAATCAAAAGAAACAAAATCGCTTAAATATGAATAAGAAGGGAGAAAAATAATCATGACAATTCCATACCCACAAAAGTATATGTCTCCAGAGTTAGGTATTGGCAAGTTAGCCAACTATCAAAATACGCAAGCTGATTCCAAAGCAGTTGGTACGAATAGCATTAAATTTGGGCAAGCTGTTCAAGTTAATGAAAGCATTGCAGCACCTTGTGACACAGGTAATTTCTTTGGTGTTGCTCTTGCTAAGAATTATGTTGACGAAATCAAATTCAATGATGATAAAAAAACAGGAGAATATCGTCAAGGTGAAATGGTAGCTGTTTTACGAAAAGGGTCCATCTGGGTTCAAGTAGATGATGATGTCAAAGAAGGCGAGCACGCTAGTGTTAAGACGACTGGTAACTTTGGTGCCGTTTCTACAGCAGAAGACTCAACAGATAAGCCAATTGGTATTTTTCAAACAAGTGCACAAGCAGGCGGCTTAGCAATTTTACAAATTAACTTACCTTAAAAAGGAGGAATAAATAAATGACAAATCAACCAACAGCAACATTAGAAGCACGTGATTTACAAGCAATTGATAAAGTGCTTTATGAGGCACCAAAAGAGGAGCTTGTCGCACGATCAATTTTTAATATTAAAACAGATATTCATCCAGGTGCTGAAACATACGGTTATAATGTAATGACTCGTAGTGGTGCAGCTAAAATTATGGCCAATGGAGCGGATGATCTTCCTCTTGTAGATACAGATTTACAAAGATTTCAACAACCAATTTTTGATATTGGAGCAGGGATTAGGATTAGCGTTCAAGAATTACGTCAAGGACAATTAACCGGACAATCTGTTGATGCAACTAAAACAGAAACTGCTCGCCGAGCTATTGCTGAAAAAGAGAATAGCGTTATTTTTATAGGAGACCAAAAAGTTAACGTTAAAGGTATTACAAATGCGGATGGTATTCAAGTAGTCAACGTTGCAAAAACTTGGAAAACCGCAACAAGTGATGAAATTGTGGAGCAAGTTCGAACTACTCGAGCAAAAATTACAGTTATTCCAGGATATCGTACAGCATCGCTAAAAATGTTAGTTTCTTCAACTCAATATGAAGAGTTAAACCGCCGTTATAGTGATTTTGATCCACGAACTATTTTAAAAGTTATTGAAGAAAACAAATGGTTTGAGTCAATTGTCCCTGTCTATGATTTAGATAAAGCAGGAACTGGTAAAACGGATTGCTTTATTGTAATGGACACTCGCCCATCAACTTGTGAAATTTTATTACCAGAGGATGTTGTTCGTTTTGAACAAGAGTGGTCATACCCAAACTGGAAAGTTCCATTTGTTGAGCGTTGTGGTGGTGCAATGATACGTACACCTTATGCAATTGCCCGAGCCGATGGAATTTAAAAAACAAGGAGGAAAACATATGTTAGTACAAAATAAAGGGAAATATATTCGTCATTTTGGAAGTATTATGATTATTCCAGGAGGAAACGAATTGAACAAAGAACAGGAAAAAGAATTCTCAAAAGAAATGAAACAGCCTTTAAATGCTGTCTTATTAGATAAAGAAATATTTGTTGTAGGAGGGCTTAACACTTCTAGTTTTATTGATTTAAATAAGGAGGAAGCCTTAGAACTAATCAGTGATACGTTTGATTTAGCTTTGTTAAGTAAATTTTCTGAGGATGAAAAAGGCAAAGGAAATAAGGCTCGTACATCATTAATCAGTGCGATTGAAAATCAAATTGAATCAATTAAAAACCCTCCTGAAGACTCCGTTGTTAAAACAGAAGATTAGGAGGTTTTTAATATGCCTGAAACTACAGTTGAAAAGGTGAAACTTACTGCTAAAGAAGTGGCCAGTCTAGGTGATGAGGCAATTAAATTATTTATCAGTGATTCATGGAATGAAATTAAAAAAAAGAAATTTCCAAAAGATATGGAAGAGCAAGCTAATCGTTATTTAGCCTGTCATTTGGCTGTTTTGAATAATCAAAATACGAAATCAGAACAGATTGGATCACTGAAAAAAGAATATTCTGGCTTCCACTCAACATATACTGACTTAAAAAGAACGGTGTATGGTCAAGAATATGCTCGTTTGTTGAAAGAATATACAAAAGGTAATAATGGTATTAGCTTGGTGGTGGTTTAATGAAAGTCACTGATGATTTTTCTGGTATGGACCATATGCAACAGGGGTTAAACAAGTTAAATAGCCAAAGTCTCCAAATTGGCATATTTGGTGAGGATGATTCTTTTATGGCTATGATTGCTGGTGTTAATGAATTTGGCGCTACAATCAGGCCAAAAAAACAGTATCTTACAATTCCAACTAAAGAAGCTAATGGTCGTTCAGCAAGAGATATACCAGGTCTTTTCAAACCTAAAGGTAAAAAGATTTTAGCAATATCTGATGGAAACAAAGGACTAAAAGTTATGTTTTATCTTGTTAAAGAGGTGAATATCCCGGAGCGTTCTTTTTTAAGGTCAACTTTTGACGAAAAAGAAGGAGAATGGCAAGAATTCTTTGCGAATCAAATTGATAGCTTGATATTAGGAAGTGGAACGGCTAACTCAATTTATAGTCAGCTAGGAGCTAGGATAGCTAGCGATATTCAGAAGAAAATAAAAGAAACTTCAAGACCATCAAATGCAGCTGCTACAGTTGCAAATAAAGGGACTAATAACCCTTTAATTAATACTGGACGGTTAAGGCAGTCAGTTACTTGGAAGGTGGTTTAATCAATGGAAAGAATGCTATTTGCTTCAATTGTAGAAGGGTATTCAGTTCCTTTTCAACTTATAGTTCCGACAGATGAAAAAAGTGGTCACTATGTATCTGGAGAATGGGTTCGTGATGATAAACCACCAATAGAAAAAAATGGAGCAATTCTTCCTTTAAAAGATAGTTCTATTTTTAGAAGTGGTGGCACATTGACTGAGAATGACCGTCAGCTTTTTATTGCAGAATTTGTTCCTCTTGGTTCGATTGCAATTGATGGTTCTAACCAGTATAAAGTTATTAGCGTAGAACCCTTTTTGGAACACTATGCAGACGTTAACGTTTATTATCTAAAGGCGGTGAACAAAGTTGGAAACTACCTATGATTACAAGGAACTGATTGATTTTCTGATTGAGTCCGTTTCATTATTTTCTGGTAAAGAGCTAATCGAAAGTAACACGATTGGTGATATTCCTGATTATCCATATTGCGCTTATACAATCATTTCACCTTATATCTCCATCACGAGTGATATCGTCACTGGGGAGCAATTTGAATGCGTTGTATCATTGACGTGGCATTGTTTATCAGGTTTAGAAGCTTTATCACTTACTGCTAAAACGAACAAATATTTTAGAACTTTTGAAGCAAAACAACGCCTTGAGGAAAAAAATATTATTTTTGTCAGTTGTTCTAGTAGTGGCCAAAGAGATAACTTTTTAAGTATTGAATATGAGCGTTTAGCTGGATGTGATCTAAGATTTAGATTAACAGATAGCTATAAAGATGATGAATTAGAAATAGAAAATATAGAATTATAGGAGGGAATAAAATAATGGTAGAAGCAATTACAGATGTAACAGTATCCATTAATGTTCAACAACCACAACCTAAAATTGGTTTAGGTATTCCAGCTATTTTTGCTGTTGGGATTGAACAAACATTTAAAGAATATTCTAGTTTGGATGGGTTGGTTAAAGATTTTGGCGAAGATACTACAGTTTATAAAAAAGCTAAAGCAGTGTTTGCCCAAGTAAATATGCCTAAAAATATCGTTGTTATCACCTATAAGGAAGAAGATTCTGCACCAGATCGTCTTGGAACTTCTGGTAATATTGTAAAAGCAGCTGAGGAATACTTTTTTGAAAATTGGCATTTTGCTTTACTTGCAGATTTTGAATCAGATACTGGCTTAGCATTAAGCAATTTTATCGAAGAACAAAAATTCAAATTTTTAGTATTACAAGTTGCTAAAGCGAGTGATTTAACACCTTTTGCTAAAAATTCGCTGACTATTGGATTGGTCCATACTCTAGCAGAAGAATATTTGGATGCTGCGTTAATTGGGAATACTGCTAATTTAACTGTTGGATCCGTAACATGGAAGGGACGTCCGAATTTAATTGGAATTACAGCGCAAAAATTAATGGTTTCAAACCTTGAAGAAATTCATAAAGCTGGTGGTTTAGCCTATGTTGAAAAAGCTGGAATCCCTCAAACTTCAGAAGGTAAAACGATTAGTGGTGAATTTATTGACTCACTTCATGGAGATCATTGGATTAAATCAAATATTGAATCGCGTTTACAACGTTTATTATCTAATACTGATAAAATCACTTTTGATTCAAATGGTATTGCGTTACTTCGTAATGAATTAACAACAGTATTCGAGGAAGCATTCAGTAACGGTATTATTGATGTTGTCGATGAAACCGGAAATGGAAATTACTCAATTACAGCATTACAACGTACTGATTTAAAACCAGAAGATATTGCAGCACGAAATTATAAAGGACTTTCATTCACTTATAAACGTTCTGGAGCAATCCATTCTGTTGATGTAAGTGGAACAATTGAAGTTTAAAAAAGGAGGAAATTAATCTATGGAAGATATGTTAACCTATGATGCCCGTGCGGTATCAATAATTGTAGATAGTATTAATCTGTTTGGATTTGGTGACGGAGATATGGTTACCTGTTCGAAAGATGCTAATAATGCTGAAATCAAAGTCGATGCACAAGGCCAAGCATCAGCTGCTATTAATAATGATAATTTAGGAACGATTAAAATTGAGTTGGCTCAAACATCTCCTTGTTACCCTAAAATGATGGCAATTGCTAACGAGAAGAAAATTGTTCCGGTTCGAGTAGTCAATGGAACAGAAGTCATTGGTGGGTCTAAAGCGATCATTGAGAAGCTACCGGATGCTGGATTTGGCAAGTCAGTTGGTGCTCGTTCATTCAGTTTTAAAGTCTTAGATTATAAGCATACAGTAGATTAAGTACTCCCTTAAAAGAGTGCTTTTTTAAGTTAATAAAAATTAGGAGGAAAATATCATGACAGAAAAAACTAAAACAATCAAAGCGGTTGAAGCAAAAAATGCGATTCCAGAGGAAGAAAAAACACCACTTAAAAAATTCGGTAAACAAGAAACCGTTACAGTTGAAGGTGTTGAATACAAGTTTCAGTTTCCAGGTATTCGCAAGGCACAACAAATTCTTGATGGGTCAAAAATGCTAAATGGTGTAATCAGTGATGAAGCCTATAATCACCAGTTGATGGAAATTGTTATCATTGAACCAAAAACGAATTGGGATTATTGGGATGAAAATGCTGGATATCGTGAGGTTATGGCATTAGCTGATAACTTTCTTGGGAGATTGTTCAACTAGTCCTGACAGCCGGAAAATTGAGAGAGAAGTCAATAAAGATTATGGTTATTGGCTTCCTGTAATTGCAGGTATAGCAAATAAAGAAGAAATAGAAGTCGCTACAGCTAAAGAATTAGCTATTTATAATCAAGTAGCGATTGAAAAAATAAAACTAATGAGAGGTGGTATGTAATATGTCTGGAGCGTTAAGAAAAACAGTTATTGAGATTGATTGGAAAATTAATAATGATGGATTACATCAAGCTAATACAGAAACAGATCGTTTAATTGAACAGGCTGGAAGAGCCGAACAATCATACAGAAGAACTGATTCTAGCATTGATTCTGCCACTTCGTCATTACGCACAATGAATAATACGACGCGTACTGGAACTAGCAATGTTGTAGAGTTAGCAAGCCGTACGCGTTCTACATATAATGGCGCGAGGGATTCTATACGAGATACAACACGAGAATTAGATAATCAAGATAGAGAAATTCAAGATAATACAAGAAATATTCGTTCATTTGGTAATACAGCAAGAACCGCTTTAGCACAAGCAGGACAAGGTGCAGAATCAGCTAAAAATAAATTGAGTAGCGTTGGAGATTCATTAGATAAAGTAAATTCAAAAATCAACAATGGATTTAAAACAGTTGCTAGGACATCAGCTGTCGCAGGTGCAGCACTTGTTGCTGTAGGAACCTATGCTTTTAATACTGCTTCTGATACGAATGAGTCACTAAATAAAGTTGAAGTGGCATTTGATGATAATGCGAATACGGTTAAAAAATGGTCTGAAACTACGTTAGATAAAATCGGCTTAGCAAAGGGGACTGCACTTGATTTAGCAGCCACGTTTGGCGATATGTCAACATCAATGGGCATAAATACAGGAGAAGCTGCTAAAATGTCAACTGGCATGGTTGATTTGGCAGGAGATTTAGCTTCATTTAAAAATATTGATATAGATAGAGCTTATACAGCTTTAAATGGAGTATTTACTGGTGAGACTGAGGCTTTGAAATCATTAGGAATTGTAATGACTCAGACTAATTTACAACAATTTGCAGTTTCAAGTGGTGCTGTGCAGAATGCTACAGATAGTGCAGCTGCTGAAAAAGGAGCAATTGCTAGAGAAAAAGCTCAAAAAACATTAAATAATGCAATTGCTAAACATGGAGAGAATTCGTTAGAAGCTCGTGATGCTCAAATGAAGTTACAGGAAGTAGAAAAAGCTGCAAATGCTACAGCTGATGTCTCACTTGCGAAATTATCACAAGCTGAGTTAGTTCGCTTGCGTTACAATTACGTTCTAGATAAAACAAAAAATGCTCAAGGTGATTTTGCTAATACGAGTGATCAAGCTGCAAATGCTACTCGTGTGTTTAGCGAATCGGTAAAAGAACTTGCCAGTGATGCAGGTCAGCATTTATTGCCAATATTTACACCATTAATAATTAAAGCATCTGATTTTGTAAAAAAAGCTGATTTTATACCAGAGATGTTTGAAAAAATCGGAAAAGCTTCAGTGCCTGCAATGGAAATGATGAGTAAATATTTTGGCTTAGCTAAGGATTATTTTGTTGATGAGCTTATACCAACAGCGAAAGCGGCTGGTGAGGCATTAGGACCAGGGATTGCAGAAGGATTAAAAACGACAGGTGAAATCATTCGAGGAACTATTGATAACGTTGTGAAACCGGCAATATCTTTTATCAGAGATTTTTCAGAAGAACATCCCGGAATGATGAAAAAGATAAGCAAGTGGGCGACTTTTGGGATTGCGGGTTTGCTTGGATTTAGTGCAGTTAGTAAACCCATATTTGGAGCAACAACAAAAGTTTTAGGTTTAGTTGCAATGTTAAAGAAAATAGGACCAGCTAGTACAGCGGCAGCAGTTCAAACTTCTGCTTCAATGAATATTATCGGACAGTCAGCTTCATCAGTAACAACTAGACAAGGTATTGCTACTGCTACTGGTGGTATAGGAACGCGAGCAGGTACAAGTGCTGCTAGTACTGGACGTTTTAGACGTATTGGTAATGCTTTATTTGGAGTCGGAAGAGGAACAACTACTGCAGTGGCAGATGTTGGAGCTCGTACTGCTGCTAGAACTGCAAGTTCAGGAATATTATCTAAAGGACTTGGTGCTTTAAAAGGAGTAGGGAAAGCTATTCCGGGTATTTCTTTGTTAGGTGCTGGATTAAATTTAGTTGGTACAAATAAAAAGAATGTTGGCGAAAAAGTTGGTGGTTCTGGCGGAATGCTTGCTGGGGGAGCTGCTGGAGCAGCAATAGGAACAGCCATATTCCCGGGAATAGGTACAGCAATCGGGGGAATAATTGGTACAGCAGCAGGATCATCATTCGGGCAAAAATTCGGACAATTTATTCAAAAAAATTGGAAATCAATTACAAAAACAACTAGCGATTTATGGGAATCCGCTAAAGACAATAAAACTTTTGGTAAATATTTCAAAAATGCCGAAATTATAGCAAAAGCAAGTGCAACTAGTATTAAAGAAACCTATCACTCTGCTAAAGATAGCATAACCGAATTTTTTGCGGATCCATTCGAAACCAAAATAAAAGCTAAAAATGGAGTTTCCAAAAAGACTGCTAAGAGCGTAAATTCATATATGGATAATAGTAATAAACTTATTTCTAATCAAGCAGAACAAAGTATTACTGGAAAAATGATGACTGAAAAAGAGTTTAAAGAAAACATATCTACTTTAGATAAGATGGAAGATCAGGTCGTTTCTTCTTTGAATAAAAAGAAAGAAAAATCGGCTAAAAATATTGATAAGTTATCAAGTTTAGGTTTAATTGACCAATCGGTTGTTGATAGTGCTAAACGGCAAGGTGAAGAACTCAATAGTTTCCGTACTAAAAAGTATCAAGAAGGGAATCAAAAGCTAAAGGATATTGAAATAAAACAGTGGAATGAGTCATTGACTGCAACTAAAAAATATGAAGATGAAGCGAATGCAATTAAAGTAAAAGCACAACAAGAAGGTCGTGCCTTAACTCAGGAAGAGCAAAATCGAATTACACGTATTGAAGAAATTGCAAATGCAGAACGTAAATCAATTAGCCAAAAATATGATGAAGAAAAAAAGACTTTAATAGAAAATCAAAATAAAAAAGCTGTTTCTGCTTTATCTCAATCAGCAAAAGAGCAAAAAATAATTTTAGGAAATTTAGAAGATAGTACTTCGAAAATTAGCGCTAAACAGGCTGCTAATATAGTTGAAAGTTCTTATAAAGCGAAAAAAGGTGCTGTTAAAGCAGCTAATGAAAAGTATGATGAAGCGAAGCGAATATTAGATGAGGAGAGATTTGTTACTGGTAGTATTACTAAAGAAGCCTACGATGAAGCTTTAAAGGCAGCGGGTGAAAAAAGAGATGGAGAAATAAAAATAGCTGAAGAGACCCATGAAGGAGTAGTTACACAAGCTAAAAAACAAGCAGAAGGGCAATTAGAACAAGTTGATTGGTCTACTGGAGAAAGTTTAACGAAGTGGAATAACTTTGTTGTTGATATAGCGAAGGTTTGGAATGCAATAACTGGCGGAGTAAATTGGGTACTTGGTGAACTTGGAACAGATATGAAAATAGGTGAATGGAAACCTAAAGGATATAATAATAAGTCAGGTTCTTCAAAACCAGGCAGCAAAAATTTTATAGGTCCTATGGCTTATAATGGTTCCCGCAATAATTATCAAGGACCTGCTTTAGTAGGAGAACAAGGACCTGAATTAGCTTATAATAAGTCTGCCTCTAGCATGAGAATACTGGGTTCTAATGGGGCTGAAATGACACATATTAACTCAGGAGAACGCATTTTAAATAATCGTGATACTATGAAAGTGTTAAGTGGTGGATACGGTAAAGGGGCGGTTCTTCCCGGATTTGACAAAGGTAATTTAAGTCTAGGTGATTTTGTAGGCAATGCAAAAGATACAGTTACTGACACTGCTCAAAACATTGGAGGGGCTATTTCTGGAGCTGTAAAAACAGCTTATGAGTGGATTTCTGATCCAATTGGTAAAGTTACAGAATTAATTGCATCTAAAAATCCTTTTAATGCCTCATCAACTAACACTATGCAGAAGGTTGGAACAGGTTTTATAAATAAAACTGGTGAAGGTTTAAAAAATTGGGTTCAAGATAAGATGGGTTCATTTCTGGGAAGTGGTTCTACTGGTGAGGGACCAACAGGAGCTGGTGTAGAACGATGGCGTCCTTTTGTTATGCGTTCACTAGTACAAAATGGACTTCCAGCATCGGAGGCATATGTGGGTGCTTGGTTACGTCAAATTCAATCAGAGTCGGGCGGAAATGAGAAAGCTGTACAGGGTGACATTGGCGATATTAACAATAAAACTGGTGATTTAGCAAAAGGATTACTGCAAACAATTTCCACAACGTTTAATGCATATAAACATGCCGGTCATGGAGATATTTTTAATGGTTTTGATAACATGCTTGCAGCAATGAACTATGCAAAAAGTCGTTATGGTTCAACTTCTATGCTTGGCGTAATTGGTCATGGGCATGGCTATAAAAATGGTGGTCGTCCACCGATCAAGGAATCAATCCTTGTAGGTGAAGAAGGTCCTGAAATTGTTGAAATGGATTCTCCGGGAACTATTCATTCAAACAGTAAAACGAAAGAATTATTGAATAATCCTAAAGAAAGAAACAAAGGGCAAACGATTAACTTTAGTCCTGTAATTACTATTTCTATGGGGGATAGCTCAAGCGGTGTTAGTGAGTCGCAGATTAAAAAAGCTGTAGATGAAGCACTTGAAAAAGCTTTTGAAACATTTAGACGTCAATTCGGAACTGGGGTGGCATATTAGTAATGGCCAAGTTAGATGGAATTTATATTGTGAACGAGACGGATTCAGCAACGTATTCAGTTAATGTTACGGAGTATCCAGTTGAGGAAGGAATGCCAATAAATGATGCAGTAATTAAAGTACAAGATTCATTCTCGGTTTCTGGTTTTATTATTTCTTCCAGTTCAGAAAATGAATTGAATTCTTTAAAAATAAAGATGGAGAAAGGTTCAATTGTTAAGTATGTCGGAAGAATGATAGCTTCTGACGTACTTATAACGGACATTACAACTAGCTATGCTAAAGAAGTTGGTAACGGAGTAGGTGTAACAATTAACTTAAAAAGAATCCGAATACCTAAAAGTCCATGGGTTAAAAAAGTAACGACTCCATCCAATTCAGGTAATAAACCTGTGGTATCAACTAATAATATGCTTTTTCATCTTGTAAGAGCTGGCGATACGTATTGGGGAGTTTCTCAAAAATATGGAAGGAATCTTAATACGATTATGGGTTATTCTGAAAATAAGTGGCCAGCTCACTCAATACCAATCGGCGTTAAAATAAGGTATCAATAATAGATAGGAAAGGATTGGAACGAATGAAATATAATTCTATTATTTCTTTTAGCGTAGAAGAAGTTCCTGTTATTTTCGAAGTTAAACTCGCGAATATAGTTTATTTGATGGGAATAAATTATAATGATAAGTATGATTTTTTTACTATTGATCTGTTTGAATTAGACAAGACTCCCATCATTTTATCAGAAAAACTCATTTTAAATCAGCCTTTATTCGAGGGGATAATTGATAGTCGCATACCAGCACCTACAATTATTCCTTCTAATAGTGCAAATATTGAAGAAAGAGTAACTAAGTCTAATTTTGGTAAAACAGTATTTCTTTATATTGATGATGGTGGTGAAAATGATGTCTGAATTAGAAGCAAAACTATTAGATGTGCATTTTGAAGACGTGGCAGCAGGTAATTTTGTAATTTATAGATATCCGAATATCGAAATTCATGTGGACATTCCTTTTGATGATGATCCCACACCAAATGAATGTATAGTTAGTATATATAATTTAAGCCAGTCTTCAATAAGCAAAATAAAGAAAGGGATAAATATGTCTGTATTTGCTGGAAATCCTTCTGACTGGGGAGCGTTACTTGAAGGAGCAGTTGCTAAGGTTGAAACTAAATTTAATGGTCCAACAAAGGAAACCGTTATTACTTTAACTGACTATTTTAATTTTAGTGCCAAGCCAACAAATATAACTTTCGCAAATGATACAAAAGCTTCTACAATTTTAAATCGACTATGTAGCGAACTTGGTTCTGCACCTGCAGTTTTAGAATTACCAGAAGATAAGGTATATTCGAGTGGCTATAAAGTAAGTGGAACAATTAGTGATGCTTTTAATGAAATTATTGCTGATTGTAAGGCATCAATGTATATTCGAAGAGGCAGAATATACATTAGAGACTTAAAAAAAGGTGATGATGAACGTTTTAAACTAAGTAGCGAAACTGGACTTATAGGATCACCTGAAAGAATCGAAACCGAAGATTACAAAGGATATAGTATTCAATGCACACTGCAACATAAGATAAGCACAGCAAGTATCATTGAATTAGATACTAAAAATATAAAAGGAACTTTCAGAGCTAAGTCAGGCAGACATAGTTTTGATGGTTCTTCTTTTATTACAGAAGCGTTGGTGATCGAATGAGTAATGCAAGTATGTTTTTTGAAGAATTTAAAAGAAATATTTTACAGAGTATTAATACCTGTAGTCTAGGTAGAATAGTTTCAATAAATGGAAATAAGGCTAGTGTACAACCTTTATTTATGATGAAAACGTCTGATGGAAAGCTATTGAAACAAACTATAATTAATGATGTACCGATTACAAAACATTGTATTGATGATGCAATTGTAGGTGCAACGGTAGTTTATATTGCGGCACAACGGTCAATTGCTAACTTAAACGGTAGCAATTTTATAGACCCAGCAGCTCACACATTAATGAGTGATAATGATGCCATTATTTTGGGGGTGCTGTGATGAAAAGTCTTCAAGTATCACAAAAAGGGGATATTTTAATTACGAATGGTTCATTTTCTATCATTGAGGCTGAAAGTGAGGTTTCTCAATCAGTTACTTCGCTTTTAAAAATAAGACTAGAGGAATTTTTTTTAGATGAACATATTGGGTTAGATAGAAATAATTTATTAGGTAAAAATTTTAATATAGATGAAGCAAGAGACGATTTAATTGAGTGTATATCTCAAGATGATCGTATTGAAATAATTAATGATTTAACCATTACTATCTCAGGACGTATTGCATCTATTGCATTTGAAGCTAAGTTAATTTCTACCGAATATGAAATTAATTCTACAATAACAGGGGAGGTGAAATTAGATGTTTAATGAAAACGGTCTTAAAATACTAACTTATTCGGAATTAATTGATGAAATGGAGCTTAAAGCAAAAGCACTTTTTGGTGAAGATATTAATACACGAAGCTATACACCTTTAGGGATTATCTTAAGAATCTATGCATGGTTTTTATCTGTAGTATGGCAGGTTGTAGAAAAAGTATATTTTTCAGGATTCATTAAATCTAGTGAAGGAATTCAACTTGATCGTCATGGAGGAAATAGAAATATTGTTCGTAATCCGGAAACAGAAAGTACCGTTTTTTTAAAAGTATTTGGATCCCCAGGATTTCAATTGAAATTGGGCTCTTTTTTTGAAACTAAAGAAGGAATTCGTTTTTTTACAATTGAAAAAGCTATCCTAGATGCAGAAGGGCAAGCTTCTGTTGAAGCAGTTTCTGTTGGTAAAGGAGCACTTAACAATGTTGCTGCTAATACAATTACAGTGATTAGTGAGCCGGTAGAACAATTAATCTCAGTTACGAACTTAAGTGAAGCAGTAGGTGGTATTGATGAAGAGAGTGATTTAGCTTATCGCCAACGTCTTATAAAAGGGAATTTGGCACAGAATAATGCAACCGTTGATGCAATTATTTCAAAAGTAAGCAATGTAAGTGGTGTTATTAGTGTACAAGTTAATGTTAACAATACCATGGCTGAAAAAGATGGAATTCCACCAAAAGCCATTAATGTTTTAGCAGTAGGTGGTAACGATGCTGATATAGGTAAAATGATCTTTAATACTATTGGTGCTGGAGTAGGAACAAGTGGAGAAATTAATTATGTAGCGACTGCATTAGATGGAAATAAACATGAGATTAGATTTAGTAAAGCAATTACTAAAGTTGTATATATGAAAATTCAGATTCAAACTTCTAATTTATTTCCAGTTGAGGGGATTCAATTAATTAAAGATTCTATCATTGAATATGTTGGTGGTAGTACTTCAGATGAAAAGTATCATAATGGGCTAGGTTTATCAGAGACTTTAATCTATACAAAATTATTTAGACCTATTTATGAGGTTCCAGGAGTATTGAATTCAACTGTTCAAATTGGTTTAGATCCAGAGGTACTTGCCAGTTCAGATATTGTGCCACCAATAAAAACTATTTTAATTACTTCACTAGAAGCAATTGAGGTGATTAATAGTGCTGAATAAAATGTTAAGTATGATTCCGGATGCTTTCGCTAAAACCAAAGAAACAAATTTTGGAAAACTATTTATTATTTTAAGTGAACAGGTTAACGGCGTGACTCAAACGGTTGAAAAAATTGAAAATTGGCGCTCTATTGATGAGGCTAAAGGAATTGTTTTAGATAAAATTGGAGCCGATTTAGAGCAATATAGAGGAATGGCTGATGATGAAATTTATAGGTTATTAATTAAGTCGCGTATCATTAGAGCCCAGTCATCAGGGACGTTTGATGACATTATTAGAGCCATTTGTGCGACGGTAAATTGCCAACCAACTGATATTAGTGTTATTTCAGCAGTTGAAAGTAAGGATACAAAGATAAGCGACGAACCCTTAGCAGTAGTTATTGAAAAAACGCCACTAGGTGCTCTGAATGCAATTGGTATGAACGTTGGCACATTTACTAAAATTGTTGAACATTCCGTAATGGCAGGGGTTAGAGTTATTTCTATTAATTTGGAAGGGACGTTTGAGTTTAGTGAAACTTATGACGATTATGATGAACTAAAAGGTTTTGCCAATGAAGAAGCTACTATTGGTGGTTTTTTTGGTGATACCTATTTAGATAATGGGATAGATTTACCAATATAGAAAGGAGCAATAAAATGGGATTAAAAAAAGAGGTTCCAGATTGGAAAAATGCAGGAATTGAACCTTCAGAAAATTTAAAATCCGAAGGACATAAAGCAGGAGTTAAACCACCTGCTTCTTTGTTTAATTGGTTTTGGTACAAAGTTTCTGAATTTCTTTCTGAAATAAAAGAACGAGTCTATACAAAAGATGAGACATATACAAAAGAAGAAGTAGATGTCAACATTGCAAAAAAAGCAGATAAAAACTTATTTGAAAACCATACAAGTAATAAAAATAATCCACATAGTGTAGACAAAATCCAAGTAGGACTTTCAAATGTCGATAATAGTAAACAGGCTACAAAGGTAGAATTTGATAGTCACGTTGTTAGTAAGACCAACCCACATTCGGTTACGAAGGTACAGGTTGGACTAAGTAATGTTGATAATATTCAGCAGGCAACAAAAGCGGAATTTAATTCTCACAATACAGATACTACTAAACACATTACAGATACAGAGAGAATCAATTGGAATAGTAAAGCTACTGGAGATCATAGTCATAATTTTAGTGAAATAAAAAATGTGCCATCTGCTTCATCATCTATTTCAGGAATTACAAGGCTTGTTGATTCAGTTGTAAGTTCAGATATTTCATCCGCAGCTACTCCAAAATCAGTTAAAAGTGCATATGATGCAGCAAAATCTAGTGAAGCTCAATTAAATGTTCATGTTGCAGATAAAGGTAATCCACACGGTGTTACCAAAGCACAAGTTGGAATGAGTAACGTTGATAATATTCAGCAAGCAACAAAAGTTGAGTTTACAGCACATTCAACTAACAAATCCAATCCTCATGCTGTAACTAAAGCACAGATTGGACTAAGTAATGTCGATAACACTCAACAAGCAACTAAAGTAGAATTTACAGCACATATATCAAATGTTTCGAATCCTCATTCAGTCACGAAGGCGCAAGTAGGTCTTTCGAATGTTGATAATAGTCAACAAGCAACCAAAGTGGAGTTTAATTCACACGCTATGGATACTACTAAACACATTACTGCAGCAGAACGAAATAGTTGGAACGCTAAACAACCTGCGGTTACTGATACAGGCTGGGTTAATTTGGTTATGCAAAATGGATATACTGCATTAACTGCAAATCCATTAAAAATTAGAAAAATAGGGAATATTGTTCATCTTTGTGGAATGATAAATGCTCCAGGTTCTACAAATGGAAAAACAATTGCACTAATCCCTGCTATGTTCAGACCTTCTCAAGATGAAAATATAGATGCTACACTAGCTTATAATAATGCAGGAACTCAGAATGCCTCTTTTGTTACAGGACCTTCTAGAGATTTAACTTGCGTATATTCAACGATGACTAGTAATACAGTTGCGTTTAATGGAACATGGTTTGTTGGATAATAAATAGTAGAAAGTAGGTGGGGAATTGGTAGATGGTGAAGAACAATTATGGAGAGATATCCTTGTTAAATTAGCTCGCATCGAGGAACAAACTAAAGGACTTGATGAATTAACAAGGGATGTGAGCCGGGCTTTAGCAATATCAAAAGAAAATCAAAAAGCAATTGTAGAAATGAAAGCGAACAATAAATGGGCATGGGGATTTATCATCACCATTGGCATTTCATTTATTACTTATTTCATTACAAAATTATAATTGAAAGGAGGTGATTTGATGAAAGTAAATTGGAAAGTCCGTTTTAAATCAAAAGCATTTTGGGTTGCAATTGTGCCAGCCTTCTTATTGTTAATTCAATTATTGTTAAAGCCTCTGGGATTTAATTTAGACATTGATTTTCTAGGTGGTTATTTCTTAGATGTTGTTAATGCAGTATTTGTATTACTTACAATTTTAGGAGTTGTGAATGATCCAACTGTTTTTGGTTTTAAAGACAGCGAGCAGGCGTTAAATTATGAAGAACCTAAAAAAGACTAGCTCCCGAATTAATTTGGGAGCTATTTTTTATATCAAAAAAGGAGAGTGTAAAATGAAAAAAGTAAATAAAGTATTATTCAGTTTAACCCTGATTTTAGTTTTAATGTTTCCGACCGTTGCTGGTGCAGTGAACGTTGAACAACGACCAATGCCGTTTGTGCCGTCTACAGGCCTAAGTACAAATGAATTTGTTATTGCTCACGAATCGGGAAATAGTAATAACGCAGGGCTTGATTCCCTTGAGCGAGAAATTTCTTTCATGTCAAATAATTTTAATAGTGCTTTTGTAAGCCATTGGGTTGGTGGCGGAGGTCGTGCGGTTCAGATTGCGCCAACTGGATTTATCCAATGGGGAGCAGGTCCAAGAGCGAACGGACGAGCATATGCTCAAGTAGAATTAGCCAGAACTAACAACGCTGAAACTTTCAAAAAAGATTATGTGACTTATGTTAATTTGTTACGTCAATTGGCTAAAGAAGCAAGAATTCCTGTTAGTCTAGACGGTTATGGTAAAGGGATTAAATCTCATTTATGGGTTACTCAAAATTTAGGTGGAACAGATCACTCAGACCCTTATGCTTATTTAGCAAAGTGGGGAATCAGTAAGGCTCAATTTGCTGCAGATGTGGCGAATGGTATTGGTTCATCTAATGAAGTGAACCCCGACCCAATTCAACCGCCAGTTAATCCAAGTCCACCGGTAACACCGAGTACAGGTAAAACTTTGAACTTACCAGGCACTGCAACAAGTTGGAGAATCTACGGTTTAAATTCTAGTCCTGTTGCTGGGAACGAAGTTGGATTCTTAAATCCTAGTCTTTTTGGTGGATTAAGTTACTCAATTCTTGCTGATCGAGGCAATGGTGTTTATGAAATTTCTACTAGAGATTTTGGACGAGTACAAATCTATGGGGCTACTTCAACAGGTGCAACTGTAACTGGGTGTACAACAACAACTTCTCCGCCTACAAATACAAATGGTAGAATTAGCCAAACTGGCACTTTTTACATGGACCGCACTATCAATGTGCGCCATAGTAGTCCCTCAACCTCTGCACCAATTCAAGCTCAATATTTTGCTAATGAAAGCCTATCTTATGACAGCTATATTAAAGCTGAGGGTTACATCTGGTTATCTTATACAGTTGGAAGCCAACGCTATTATGTGGCTTGGAAAGTCATACACGGTGAAGAATGGGGATTCATTAAATAAAAAAGGCCCACATTTGTGGGCTTACATATTTATTTAACTTTGTTTTTAAGATTATAACTTAGTTATTATTTGGAAAAAATTTATTTTTCAGAAAGAAAAAGGGTAAAAAAATTGTTTCTATTCTTGATGAAATAACTATAATGAAGGATACATAATAGAATAAAAAAAATAGATTAAACATCAAGTAAATAAAAAATATGAAAATTATTAAAAGAGGTGGGTTGGGAAATTGGGTAAATACATCTTTAAATTGATCAAAAGTTATATAAATAAACCCGAATACAATAGCAGAGAAGAAGCAAAATACGATACAATTATTTTTTTTAGTACTGTCTTTGTATGATGAAAAATGTTTTTTTATTTTTGTGATTAAATTTGCTTCTTTTTCAATTAGAATGCCTAAACCATTCAAATCAGAAGGGAGTAATATTATTCTAATATACTCATTTTCAAGTTTGTAGTAGCAAATTATTTGTGTTGAGTTTATCTTTTCTAAAATAAAAATTTTATGATTTTTTAACTTTAATTTAGAAAGGTCATTTGAATTAAAATAGTATCTTGCTTTTTTTGTAATAATACTTGTAGGAACTGTTTTTTTTAGAACACTAAACACAAACTCGAAAAATCCCCAAACGGATAGACTAGTTACTATAAACAGCATAATAGCTATCGGTTTATCTTGAGAGTTTAATTCTGATAGTGCATCTACTCCACTATAATTCATGATATTTGAATAAATTATTAAAACGAATATAAAGGAATACCCAAGTACTAAAAGTCTAGCAGTTAAAAATAAAGTAAACTGTTTATTTCTGGAAGCAAGAGATTTTGCTAATTGGTCAGCGGTAGCTAAGTAAAATATTTGATACCCAATACCTAACAGAAGAGGCAGTATGCTTATGTTAAGTATTTCTTCTAATGAAAAATCCATATTTTCCTCCTTTGAATAAATATATATAATAGTTCTAACTTAATAATAACATATTATATAGTTTGTGTGTTGTTTTTTAACAAACCAAATTTAGAATCATAAGATTGGGATTTCTATTTTTCCCACATATTGCCCACGGTGCAAAGAAGTTTGTGGAAAATTCTAATTTGCTCTAACAACCTATAGGATATTTAACTGCCAATAAAATACTATTCTAGCAGTATTTATAAACTGTTATGAAAGGTGCTGAATTGTTATAGAATTTAAGCAATCTATAAGATGCCTTCATGGCTGTTCTGAAAATGGACGAAGACCAACCTAAGAAGTAAAATTTATATCATGTTCCCACGAGAGATTAAACTCGTGGGAATTTTTTTATATGAAAAAAGCTAACTTACCTTATTAGGGTAAATCAGCTTGCTAAATACAGATTCAACTTATATCAATGTTCTAATTAGAACTAAAACGATAAGATGAAGAGGATAGAATAGGTAGAAGCCCCATTTAATCCAGCTAGGAGAATAGCCGCGTTGTCCATTATAATTGAGCAATAATGGGATTGTCATAAGCACACCTAAAGTTGAAAACATTTCATACCAAGGGACTGAACTTGGTGCAACCAGATAACCAATTAACATAATTAAGAATAAAAAAGCGGTTGTATAAACTGGAGGAATTATTTTTTTCAACTTGTCATTTTTGATCACGTAAAATCCAAAAATCATTAATATTCCAAATAAATTCCAATCTGACATAAATGTGGCTAAAGTAAAAATAATAACTAATCCGATGTGAACGAATTGACTGTTGGTTTTTTCATATAGAACGAGTAAGATAAGCCCCATTAAAAGAGTAAAGAAGATATTATTCACCAATTCAATCAAGTCGAATGGCGAGTTTGGATAATGCAACATGTGAAATGGATAAATTGAAATAATCCAAAAAAAAGCTAATCGAAAAGCATATTTACTTACATTTTTTGTATAATGAAATCCCTCAACAAGTAAAAAGGCCATTATTGGAAAGGTTAATTTTCCAATAAATTCCGTGAAAAAAAATAATGATTCTGAATACTCAAATAATCTGAAACCACTCCCAATGTGATTAATTAGCATTGCAATAATGGCAATGACTTTCAAATGAAAACTGTTTAATTTATTTTCCATGCAAACTACCTCCTCATGTGTAACTTAATTTTACCATTTAGAAAAAGGGGTTAAATCACACATAAGTACTAATTTAGGTTAATACTAAAGGGGGATTGTTTTTGTGTGTTTTATATGTCCTCAATATAAAAAGTATAATCAGTAGCATCCTATAACTGACGAAGATCAAATACTAATAAAGAATAAAAATCAGTTGCGGATTAGTCCTATGAGACATATGCACTAGTGTCATACTTTATTTAGAGTAAGCCTTGTTGTCTATATAAAAAAATATACAGGTAAACAATTAATGATACAATTTTTTTATTTTGAAATCAGATAATTAAATTTATTATATTTAGGAGGTTATGGATAGATGAAAAAGAAAAGTTTAGTGTTAATGATGTTTTTGTTTCTGGCAGTTGGATTAATCGCTTGTGGGAATGCAGATTCTAAGGTACCAAAAAAAGAAGCCTTAACTTTTGAAAATTTTGAAAAAAGCTTTAAAGAAGGAAAAATATGAGCTTGGTGAACGTGAAGAAAAAATGGCAGAATTTATTGGGGCTAAAGAAGGTTTTGCATTACCAGTAAATAATAAAAATATTGAAATTTATCAATTTGAAAAAAATGATAAAAAGCTTAAAGAAATCACTAAAAATAAAGAGTTTGAAATTGAAGGAATTGCTAAAATCCCAGTTGAAGTCAACGGTAATTTTATATTAATTGCTTCTGAACATCCAGATAAAGATAAAATTATTGAAATTTTTAATAGTTTTGATGGCAGTAAATAAGAATAATAAGCTAGAAATTCTTTGACTGTGTTACTTAAGATGCCCTACGAGAAAATAACCTCGTAGGGCATCTTTATTTTTAAGTAAAGTTTAGTGATCTATAAAATGATTATTTGACTCAATTCGTTCTTCATCTGGACGTTTTGGTAAAACAGAATCATTATAAAAAATCCAATTTTCTTGATCTTTTTTTGGATTAAGGAACTTAGGTAAAGCATCAAGTACAAGCAAGCTGTATTCTAAATCAAAGGCAGGGCAATACAGATAAGATTGGGCTTGTTCTAACATTCTTTTTTTCAAAGCTATTTTATCAATTACCCAATTTTTTTCATCGTTATAACTCCCAAATGACCACCAAGGATGGTTTCCAACACTAATTTTTAAACGGTGGCAACCAAAAGGATTATTCGTATAAGCACTTGCACCAAAACAGAAACCATTATTGTTCGATTTCAACTTGTCTCCATAACAATAATTTAAACCGCCAATTATTGATCGTTCTAGGGGAACATGTTGAATTTTGATTGAAGTGGATTTCCATAAACCTACTATCTCATATAGCTTAATAAATTTCAGATAATGTTCCTTTGTGTAACTAGCTTGAAAGCTTTTTTTATTATCCAGCATGTGTTCTTCATAATAAGTGGCAGTTTTTTTTGCTAGTTCTACAGCGAGCGATAATTTTGTAGAGCTAGATTGACCAAAACTTAAAGTAATCAACCAATTTTCTTTGGCTGATTGGTTAGTTTCTAAAGCACTACGTTCTGCCTCAGAATTTTCGTTTTTTTCTAAAGTAGCTGGTTTAATTGTGTATGCTGGCAGCAATTTAGTTAAACAAATAATAAATTCTTCTATTACGGGTGAATCAATTTGATAAAGTTGGTGATTGATTGTTAGGGTCAAATGACTATAGTACAAGCCAGATTGACTACTTAATTTAGTCATTGTGTTTAAAGGGAATTTTTGGTCTAGCAGCTTTTCAGAAGTATCTAAAGCAATCAAATAATCAGCTGTTAATACATAGATAAAAAAGCCTTCATGTTGATAAGGATTCAGCCGTTTTTGAAAGCCGGAAAATGAGAATAAAATAACGTCACTTGGAATTGTATAGTGAGATATTCTTTGGTAAATAGAAATATATTTTTCAATAGAGAGTCCAGTTAAAGTTTTCTTTCTTACATAGTAATGGGCAAGTTCTTCAGCAGATTTCATAGGGTAGTCTCCTTAAACAGTGGGAGTGGTATTGAATTAGATTTAGTGCTTTCTGAAATTATTTTATAGTGGATAATAATCATATCATTCGCCATTTTTTTAATTTTATGCTATATTAAATAACTGAGGAAGGGCTGGTATCTTGTTTCGAAAAACGAATTATATAAACCAATGTGACGTTGCTTTAAACTATATAAAATTACATGCAATTGAAAATGTTAAAGTAACTGAAATGAACTTGGTAATTGAAAAAAATGACCGAATTTCTGTGATTACGATTCCTAAAAATGCAGAAATGTTAATCAAAATATTAAACAATGTTAAAGAAAGACAAGAACAAATGAACTGATATAAAATGAGTTCCTAGTCAAGAATGACAAGAAAAGGTGCCGCTATTTTAATTAAAAGCCGCATCTTTTTTTTGTGGACAGAATAAGCAACAAAAATAACATAAGAATCAATTTAGTTGTCAATCAAAATATTCCTGAGCATAAAAAGAGAGCCGTTTAATAAGTAATAGCCTCATCATTAAGTGGAATTTTCCTAGTCTTTTAAAGTTTCAAAAATTTAGCTTGGTTAAGTTGATTTAACCAGTCATTTTTAGTGGAAGTAGTTGGCTTAAAATAAAGATCCGTAGACATTAAGATTAACCTTTCTATATCGGAAGAATCAAGAGTAGAAGCATCATGCTCTTGGTTTAAATAGTAATAAAGAATTGTATAAAGAGTAGCATCTAGTTTAATAATTTGATTTGCTCGCTCTTGAAATGTTAAATTAGCTTCCATAATAGTTGTCGCTTGAGCAGCGTAGTGATGGAATAAAGCAATCAATTTGTGTTTAAAACCGATGGGGTCAAAAAAGAATTCTTCTTCTGAATCGCCATTCCAATCGGCAGGCGGCAATAAGATTGTTTTTCCTTTAGGATAGTCATGCATTGCTTCTAGGACAGCACCTTCTGCTCCAAAAGGCAATTCTTCAATTTTTATTTTCCAAAGATAATTTAAATCAGTCAAGATAGTATTCCCCCAGTTTCTTTAGTAGGTTTATTGTATCAAATAAACGGATAGAATGTTATGATTTTTACTATTTTTAATTTTTTAGTAAGTAAGCTATAATGAAAAGACGATACTACATATTAAGGGGGAAATTAGAT